TCAGCGGATTGCCGCCTGGTACGAATCCGGTACGAATCGTTCTTGGGGTTGCTCTGAGGTACTTTCAGGGGCGTTTTCCACGAGCTCACGAGGTGAGCTTACGAGGGTGAGTCGGCGCCCGCCGTTGATGACGCGGGGCTCGACTTGGACGATCGGAGTGACGGCGGGGGCGGCCTCGACGGGTTCGGAGAAGAGGTCGCTCACGACGTCTGCCGCCGCACGCTTGGCCTCCATGTTCACGTGGGTGTAGATCTCCATCGTGATCTCGCTCGAGGCGTGGCCGGCCAGCTCCTGCATCACCTTGGGATGCACGCCCCTCAGAGCGAGCGTGGAGAGGTAGGAGTGGCGTAGCTCGTGGAACGCCCAGCCATTGAGGCCGAGCGTCTCGCGGTCGCGCAGCCACCATGCCTCGAGCACGTTTGGGCTGAGCCTGCCCATGGTCGTGCTGAGAACGACCGGGGTGCTCTCGCTCTGCTCCAGGCGTTTTCCGGGCTTCTCGCCGTTCTTCTTCGCCAGCCTCTCCTGCTCCGCCGCGTACTCGTCAATGCGGGCCTTCTGCGCCTCCTTGTGCATGACGAGGGCGTCTCGGACGGAGTCGGGCATGGGGAGGCGCCGCACGCCGGCCTTCGTCTTGGGGTCCTTGAGGTTCCCGAAGCAGTCGTAGGACTTGCGGATCGATATGACCTGGCTCTCGAGGTCGACGTCGCGCCACGAGAGACCGCAGACCTCCCCGCGACGCATCCCGGTGCTGACCGCGAGGAAGTACGCGATGTCGGCCTCCCGGGTGAAGTCGAGCTGCGCTATGAACTCCCGGATGGCCTCCGGCTTGAGGGCGCGGCGGGGCTGGGTGTCCCTGCGCGGCGTGTCCATCTCGGTGCAGGGGTTCTTGGCGACGACACCGTCCTTCACGAGGTCGTCGAACAGCAGCTTGAGCGTCTTGTGGATCTGGTTGAGATAGGTGCCGCTGGCGGGCTTGCCGGAGAGGGTGTCGCCGGAGCGCATGGCGGCGTACATCTTCTCGAGCGTCTCTCGCGTGACCTTCGAGGCGTCGGCGTAGCCGATGTGACGGTTGATTGCCTTGAAGAATCGCTCGTAGGTCACGTTGGTGTTCTCGGTGAACTCGCCGGACGCACGGCGCCTCGTCATGAAGTCCTCCGCGCACTCCTTGATGGTCGTGCCCGACCTCTTGTGCACCTCGTCGTTCTCGATCTCCTTGATGAACTCGCGCAGGGCCTTCTTCGCCTCGGTGTAGGTGCCGTTGAAGCGCCTCGTGCGGGTCTTGTACTTGCCCGTGCGGGGGTCGAGCCCCACGGGGACTCGCAGCTGCCACTTGCGGCACTTGCTCTTGGGCTTGTCCTTCTCGAGCTGGACTATGGTGCCCTCGCCCGTGACCTTTGCCATGGCTACTCACCGTCCCCGACGACGACGTAGGGCGGGCGGTAGCGCCACTCGAGGTCGCGGGCGAGCTCGCGCTGCCAGGGCTCGTCGAGGCGCAGGGCCTCGCCGGGGGCGGCGACGAGGGCGACGGCGGGAACCTCGTTACCGGAGCCGTCCGTGAGGGAGAAGGACATGATGCTGAGGTTCTTCTCTGCCTTGGCCATGGCGCTCACCTCCTGCCCTGGGAGCGGGCGGCGCGCTCGCCGAGCTCCACGTAGGAGAGGTAGCTGTCCACGAGGGCGCGGCCCTCGGGGCTGAGGGCTTCGTAGCGGGGCTGGATGCCCTCGGGCTCGGGCGCGTCGATGTCCTCGCGGCCGATGACGAGGTCGATGGAGCAGCCCAGCTTGTCCGCGATCTGCCACGCCGCCGGCAGCGGGATGCCGCAGTCGGCGCCGTCGCCGGCGCGCTCGTAGCGCGCGTAGGTTGAGCCGGGGATGCCGAGCGCCTCGGCGAACTCCTTCGCGGAGCGGTAGCCCGCCTCGCGGCGCAGGCGCTGGAGTGTTCTTTTGCCGCTGATGGCCTTGTAGGGGGTTTGGGAGGTTGCAGCCAGTGACATATACTTGTCACCGTCCCTTCTGGATTTGCCTCTGGACCGGACGCCGGGCCCGTGGGAGTGCCAGCTCCCGCGGGCCCACCTGTTTCTCCTTCTACGCCTTCGCATCACCGCCCCTCGCGCTCGCCTCGGAGTCGTACTCGACCGCGACGCCGTGGTCGACGGAGCCCCACAGCACGCGCGTGCCCTCGAGCTCGAACTCGCCGTGGGTGCGGTCGTAGGCCGCCATGATCTTCTCGATGGTCCTGTTGTCGATGAGCTCCTGCGCCTTGAGCGGGTGCTTGCCGCGCTTCTTCGCTGCCTGCTCCCGGAGGAAGGACTCGAAGGCGGCGCGGGCGGCCTCGGCGCTGTCGAACGCGACGAGCTCGCCGAAGGCGGCGCCGTCACGCATCTGGGAGAGCATCTGCTGCTCGTACTGGTAGCAGAGCGCCTCGTAGGGGCGCTCCTCCTCGCGGCGCTTGCGCGCGCGGATCTTCTCGTCCTTCTGCAGCACGAACTCGCGGAGCTCGTCGGCGAGCTGCCGCGCCTCGGGCGTGAGCCCGTCGTACTCGAGCTGCACCTCGCCGCGCATGCACGCGGGGTCGGGCACCTCGCGGTCGACAATGGCGTCGATGGTGGTGCCGAAGATGTCCGCGAGCTGCCAGGCGCGGTCCATGGGGATCTTGTCGGGGTTGGACTCGTAGCGCGCGTAGGTGGAGGTCGGGATCTCGTACTCCACCGCGAACTCGTTGGAGTTCTTGTAGCCCGCCGCCTTACGGAGCTTCAGAAGGTTGCTCGCCATGCACTCCGCCTCTCTCGGATGTGTTCGTCCTGTGGAGGGGTGCCCTCGGCGCCCTCCGTTTCGTTGTTACGCTTCGCAACAAATTCTATCACTAGTTGACAAGCTGTTCAATCGTATAGGGTCATTCTACCTCAAAACTTGCAAAGAATCTCACTTGTTGACAATTCCTGTGATATTCTACCGCTGCACGGCGACGAAACGTGCCACTTCGTGACAGACGGTTCGGAGCCGTGCGTGCGGTCCAGAGGCAAATCGGAGGAGAGGGAGCGAGAGATGAGTTTCGAGGAGCTGCCGTACTTCATGACCCCCAAGCAGCTCGCCGACGTGACCGGCGAGCACGAGGGATCCATCACCCGCGGCATACGCGAGGGGCGGATCCCCGCCGACAAGGTGAACGGTCGCTGGCGGATCTGCCGCGACGTGATCTTCAAGAACGCGAAGAAGGGGGCCTCGAATGACGGAGAGGGCCGCGAGTAGCCCACGCGGAGCGGGCTCCCTCGCCGACGCGCTGGCACGCGTCCCTGCGGAGCTCAAGGCCGAGCCGCGCTGGGTGTGCTGGCGGCGCGAGGAGCGCAACGGCAGGGCGACGAAGCTGCCCGTGGACGCGCACACGGGGCGCATGGCCAAGAGCACCGACCCCGCGACCTGGGCGACCTTCGAGGAGGCCGTGGCGGCCGTCGGCCGCTGGCGCTGCGACGGCGTGGGATTCGTGTTCGGACCCGACCGGGCGTTCACGGGGCTCGACCTCGACCATGTGCTTGTCGACGGCGTGCTTGACGCGGAATACCGCTGGGTGATGGACGAGGCCGGCACCTACACGGAGGTGTCGCCCTCCGGCGACGGGCTGCACCTGATCTTCCGGGGCGGAAAGCCCGACTGGGCGACCCGCTCGCGAAAGGGGCAGCCCGGCGGGCGCGTGGTGGAGATGTACGACCACGACCGCTACTTCACGGTGACGGGGGACGTGTTCGAGGGTCGCGGGACGCTGGGCTCCAACCCCGAGGTCGTCGAGAAGGCATACCGGACGTGGATCGAGCCGGAGCGGGCCGCCGCGCAGCCGACGCTCTCGGAGGTGCCAACGGCCGGCGCGGACATGGACGACGGGGCGCTGCTCGAGCGCATGTACGCCTCCCGCAGCGGCGACGCGATCCGCGCCCTCATGGCCGGCGACTGCTCGGCGCAGGGCGACGACCGATCGGCGGCCGACATGGCGCTGTGCTCGCACCTCGCCTTCTGGTGCGCCGGTGATGCCGCCCGCATGGACCGGATCTTCCGCGCAAGCGGCCTCATGCGCGACAAGTGGGACAGCCGCCGGGGCGGCACCACGTACGGCGCGCAGACGATAGAGCGGGCCGTGGAGGGCTGCACGGAGTTCTACCGGCCGAGGGAGCGGCGGGCCGACCGTCCTTCTCGCCCCGTGCGTCCTTCTCGCGTCAATGACAAGAACATGTGTTCGACCGCTGCGCCCGACACGGACGGAGGGGGCTCCCCCGACGAGGAGGCGCCGGACTTCGAGACGGCGCCGTCTGTGGAGGGGTGGTTCGTCGACGCTCGCGGGCGGCTGTGGGTGCGCGGACGCGACGGGGAGCTTTCGCGCTCGGTGACCTCGACGGCGCCCTGGGTGGCGGCCGACCTCGTGGACGTGGACACCGGCGACGTGCGCGCCCTCGTGCGCGTGACGGTGCCCGGCGGCGTACGCGAGCGGGCGCTCGACCGCGAGGTGCTGCTCAACCAGAGCAAGGTGATCGGCGCGCTCGCGCCCCTCGGGGCCAACGTCTCGTCGGCCAACGCCAAGGACGTCGTGCGCTACCTGACCGACGTGGAGCGCCGCTACGGATGGGCGCGGCCGCGCGCGAGGAGCGTCGTGCACCTGGGGTGGGCGGACGGCCCGCTCTCCGCCTTCATGCCCTACGACCTGGGCGCGGGCGGCGTGCGCTTCGACCCCAGCCCGGACGAGGCGGTGAAGGCGCGCCCCTTCATGGAGCCGGCGGGCACGCTCGCGGCGTGGGTGGAGGGCGTGGCGCCGGCGCGGGCCGCCTCCATGGCGTTCCGCTGCGTGCTGGCGGCGAGCTTCGCGTCGCCCCTGGTGTCTCTCCTGGGCGTGCAGACCTTCATCGTCTACCTCTGGGGGCGCTCGCGCTCCGGCAAGACGCCGACCCTCAAGGCCGCCGGCAGCGTGTGGGGCGACCCCACCGAGGGCGCGGACAGCTACTTCCGCACCTTCGCGGACACGCCCAAGAGCATCGTGCGCGCGGCGGCGCTCCTGCACGACATACCCGTGATCATCGACGAGCTGCAGAGCAAGGGCGCCGTGGGCGGCCAGGCGGGCAAGCGGCAGGTCGTGGAGGACCTGCTCTACTCGCTCTCCATCGGCCACGAGCGCGGGGCGCTGAACAGCGACCGGACGATGATGAGGGCGGGCTCGTGGCGCTGCCTGACGATAGCCACGGGCGAGATCCCCATCGTGGGCTCCTCCACGCAGCAGGGCGCGGCGAACCGCACCCTCGAGCTCTGCGCCGAGCCCTTCGAGGACGTGCGCGCCGCCCAGGCCATGCACCACCTCGTCTCCGCGCAGCACGGAACCGCGGGGCGGGCATACGTGGCGGCGCTGAGGCGAAACGACGCGGCCTTCTACGCGGGGCAGTTCTCCTCCGTGCGCGACGCTGTGTGCGCCGCCGCCGGCGGGCACCCGCAGGCAGACAACGTGGCGCTGCTCGCCCTCGCGGACGCCCTCGCGCAGTTCTACGTGTTCGCGCCGGGCAGCGACTGGGCGGCGTGCCTGGAGGGCGCGATGCTGATGGCGCGCTGGGCGCTCGTGAACGCCACGGGCGCGGACGGAGGCGACACCGACGTGAAGGCGATCCAGTTCGTGGCCGAGTGGCTGGTGCGCAACCGCCTGCACTTCGAGAGCTCGGCGGAGATGGACCGGCTCGAGCGATGGGGCTCCGTGGAGCAGTATCGCGACCGCCCGGGCTTCTGCTGGTGGGTCTTCTCGTCCGTGCTCGACCAGGCGCTCGCGGGCGCCAACTTCGACAGGCAGAAGACGCTCCGGCGCATGGCCGACGAGGGCGTGCTGCTGCCCGGCTCCGGGCGCGGGTTCACGCGGCAGAAGCGCTTCGGCGACTCGCGGGTGTACTGCGTGTGCGTCGACAACGCGGCGCTCGAGGCTATGCTCGAGCGCTCTGCGGGCGCGCCGCCCTCGGTGGCTCCGTCTCAAGGGGGCGGGCCATGCTGAGACACGGGTCGAGACGCCCCTGGCGGCTGGTGAGGGTGCGCGTCCTATCCTCTTGTCTCAACGTCTTGACGGGGACGAGACATGGGGGGACGTCGCGCGCGGGCGGGCGCGGGCGCGCGCACGCGCGGGCGGGGGCCCTGGGCTCGCCTCCGGTCGAGACGTTGAGACGGGCGGCGTCCTCGCTGGTAGGCGGGCTGTTCGCCGTCTCAATCGGGCGGCACGGGCGCGATGGCACGCAGGCTTCGAGCATGAGACGCGGAGGGAGGTGCGCGCGGTGAGCTGGTGGACCGAGGAGCAGGACGACGTCCTGCGCGAGGTGAGCTACCGGGGCGCCGAGTTCGCCGCCGCCGAGATCGAGCGGAGGTGCGGCGTGGCCCACTCCGTGCGGGCCGTGGAGATGCGCGCGTCGCGGATCCACTGCTCGCTAGCAGTGCAGACGGTGTGCCCCGAGTGCGGGGCCGTGGGCGTGAAAATCAACCGGCAGACCGGCATGTGCCCGCTCTGCACCGAGCGCTACCATCTGGAGCAGGAGCGCGCCTTCAACGAGCAGCTCGAGCGTGAGAGGGCGCACGCGGAGGAGTCCGCAGAACTGGAGGCGGTTCGGCGCGAGCGGGACATGATGCGGCAGCGGAACAGCCGCCTGTGCAGGAAGTACGGGCTCAAGGGGCGTCGGAAGCGGAATTAATCTAGCGGCTTCTCTAATCCATAGAACCCGTGTGGGGCGATGCCAAAACATCAGAGTTCCTGCCTCGATATAAACTGAACCAAATAAAGTTTCTTGGAGGTTTAAGGGGGGTTGGATGTGACGATCGAATTGATTGCTACTGTGATTGTCCCGTTCCTTGCCGCAGTGCTCTCCTTAGTCGGATCTCTCTTTTCAGAGGTCAGTCAACGCGGGCGCATTAAAAATGACATTGAGATATATCAGAATCTCGCCTCAAAGCTAGATGGCAATCAGAAAATGTCCAGCTCTCTCAATATGCTTTCCGAACACATTGAGAGGGAGCTGGGTATGCTTACAGGTGGTAAGGCACGCTGGACATGCCTACCGAGGGCGGTTGTATTCCTTGCTTTGGGAGGAGTACTGTTCTTTGCAGTCGTCCGCCTCGCCTCGCTCCTGGACGTGGCTGACTTCCTTTCCCCCCTCAACTTGTATGCGTATTTCCTTCTGCTAATACTTGCTGCCTGGTGTCTGATGTCGGGGCTGAAAAACCTGTATCGTTACGTGGCTCTTAAGTCTCAGCTACTTCTTATCCTCGACGAGGCAAGAACATCTCTAAGGGCGCTCACAAAACTGAGCCAGAATTTATCTCAATCCGTCGATGCTCAGAGTAAGCTCTCTGATTATTTCAAAAAGGTTGCTGTCAGCTTGGAAACTCCCCAGACAAACTTTGTTGGCACAACCTCGGATGCACCATCGAATGCTGTTAATGGCATTGAAAACTTGAAAAAGCTACGGAAAACACTTCAAGAGCAAGAGGATCAGGTAAGCCAGAACGCCTCAAAAAAAGACGAGCTTATCGCGTCCGCAGACAACACTTTGCGAAATGCCAGCTTCGTGGAAGATCGCACATTATTCTCTCTATCCCTCAAGTGGATGCGCCGAAGGCTTGTTAAAAGGCGTTATGAACTTGAAGCTATGGAGAATCTACTCACTGAGGCAAAGGATAACATCGCCTGGTGCCGAGGTGCGGTTGATGAGTCGATACGGCTTTACGAAAGCTTGTCTGGAAATAAGCGCGTCGTGCTTAAAGATTCGAGTGGAATGCTCACCTTTGATACCTCTGAGGAGCTCTATAGAAGAGAGCACTTGGAGAACTTCTTCTCCGACTTGTCAAAAGGTCGTTTCGAAATCATCAGAGCAGAAGGTCCTCGCGACACCCTTGTCGTCGCGCAACAAAACGCCGGTGAAACATACAAAGGGCATAATACATTTACGATACTTGGTTTTCTCACTACCAAAGACGGGCATTTCCCCAGCTATCTCAGAATCAGTCACGCTCCCGTTCGGCATGTGCCATAGCCACTGAGGCAGAAGAGTGAGGTCCAATTCTCTCTTATTGTGACGTGCCATGAGAATCCACCGTGGGGAAGTTTATCGACGCTCACGGGGGTGATTCGCATGGCGAGGCGTCCGAAGCTGACGCAGGAGATGGTGGACGAGGCTATTGCGCTCAAGGCGGACGGCCTCTCCAACGGCGACATCATCTGCGCGCTGGGCATCCACGAGTCGACGTTCTACCGCTGGATCGGCGACCCCAAGAACAAGCTGCAGCGCGCGTTAAGCGAGGGGCTAAAAAAGGAGGAGAGCGCGTTCAAGCGGACGCTGCTCACCACGATCCGCTCGGCGGCGCTGACGAGGCACCAGTACTGGACCGCCGCGGCATGGCTGCTGGAGCGCAAGTACCCCGACGAGTTCGGCAAGGCGGAGCGCAAGGGCGACGAGGGCCGCGAGGAGGCGGCGCCCAGGATCGTGCTCGGCGTGGTGGCCCAGCCGGTGCAGGAGAAGCTGCCGGGGTTCGACGAGGGCGGCTCGAATGGTTGACGCGTCGGCGCTCGTGATCCCGCGCTTCCACGACGTGCTCGGCGACGTGATGGCCCACGGCCACACTCACTACTGGCTCTACGGCGGGCGCGGCTCCACGAAGAGCTCGTTCATCTCGGTGTGCGTCGTCCTTCTCCTCCTGGCGCGGCCGGAGGCGAACGCCGTCATTGTGCGGCGGTTCAGCAACACGCTGCGCGACTCGGTGTTCCAGCAGGTGACGTGGGCCATCGCGGAGCTGGGGCTCGAGCGGTGGTTCCGGGCGCGCATCTCGCCGATGGAGATAACGTACCTGCCCACGGGGCAGCGCGTCGTGTTCAGAGGAGCCGACGACCCGCTCAAGCTCAAGGGCGTGAAGTTCACGCGCGGGTACTGCGCCGTGACATGGTTCGAGGAGCTCGACCAGTTCGACGGGATCGACGCGGTGCGGAGCATCCTCAACTCCCTGCGCCGAGGCGGCGAGGACTTCTGGATCTTCTACAGCTACAACCCGCCGCGCACGCTCTGGAGCTGGGTGAACCGCGAGAAGCTGGAGCGGGAGCGGCGCGCGGACACGCTGGTGCGGCAGTCGAGCTACCTCGACGTCGTCGAGAGCCATCCCGAGTGGCTGGGCGGCCCCTTCGTGGAGGAGGCCGAGTACCTGCGCGAGGTCGACGAGCAGGCGTGGCGCTCGGAGTACCTGGGCGAGGTCACGGGGACGGGCGGCTCGGTGTTCAACAACGTCGTGAGCGTGCGCCTCTCCGACGCGGCGTGCCGGGGCTTCTCGCGCACGCGGTGTGGCGTGGACTGGGGCTGGTTCCCGGACCCGTGGCGCTTCGTGAGGTGCGGGTGGGAGCCCGGCGAGCGGCGGCTCACCATCTTCGGCGAGCTCTCGGCGAACAGGAAGACGCCCTCCGAGACGGCGGCGATGGTGGTCTCGGCGCTCACCTACGCCGACGAGCCCGGCGAGGACAGCTACCTCCACGACGAGCTCATCTGGTGCGACGACACGCCGGACGGCAAGCAGTCGATGGCCGTGTGGAGGCGCGAGGCGGGGCTGCGGGTGCGGCCGGCGAGGAAGTCGAACATGCGCAGGCTCAGCTACGAGTGGCTGGCGGGGCTCCGCGAGATCTGCATCGACCCCGAGCGGGCGCCGCTCGCCTACGAGGAGTTCCGGCTCAAGGAGTACGAGCGCGACCGCGACGGCACGTGGGTGGACGAGATCCCGGACGGCAACGACCACAGCATCGACGCGGTACGCTACGCGATGATGGACGACGTGCTGAGGGGTTAGTTCTTCTCGCGAGCGTTCTTCTCGTCCTACTTTGATGCGCAACGCCTTGCATCTGCCGTGGCGGTGCTCGGGCGCTTGCTTATGGGCGACCCTCGAGCGCATCGAGGTAGACCTCGGGATGCCACAAGCTCGCCTCGCCGTGCCGCCAGCCAGGGTGCTCGACGAGCGTGCTGTCCGGCATGGCCTTAGCCAGGGCGCGCGCCGAGCGCACCATGATGCGGGGCTCCCTCCCGCCGACAAGGATGGTGGCCCGCGCCCCGCAGCCCGCGAGCTCGGGCCTCAGCCGGTAGGAGCTGTTCGCCCGCATGAAGGCGATCATGTCCCGCTTTGATATGGCGCAGCTGTCGCGGTAGTAGGGCTCGTAGAGCTCCTCGGGGAGGTGGAGGCTCGCGAACTGCGCCCGCGAGAACCAGGGGCGCCGCACGAGCGGGTGGCTCAGGGCGACGGCGGGCGCGACGAGGGCGCGGGCGGCGCGCATGGGGAGCACGAGTGCGCTCTCGATGACGGCGCGCCCCGCGATCCGCGGCCGCTGCGCAAGGGCCTCGAGGGCGACCTGCGCCCCGAGGGAGACGCCGCCGAGCGCGTCGACGTGCCCGCCGAGCTCGCGGTCGATGAGGGCAACGAGCTCGGAGGCGTTGTCCTCGATCGAGGTGAACGGTCGGTCCGAGCCGGCGTGCCCGTCGAGCACGGGGAGCACGACGCGGTACCCGTTGGCGGCGAGCAGGTCGGCGACTGCACGGTAGTTCCACCACGAGAGGCCGCCCCCGTGCAGGAGCACCGCCGTCCGCGTGCCCGTGCCGAGCGTGTGAGTGACCATCTTGATCCTTTCGATGGTGACGCGGCCCGGGCGGCGTCGTAGGAAGCGGGCGCGCGCTTAGGCCGGCGCATGGTCGCGCGGTTCTTCTCGTCCCGTGCGGCCATTATACGGGCGGCATGCGAGAGTTTTCCACATTGGGGCCTCCGGCACGTTCTTCTCGGCATGAGACGCTTTGGAACACGGGGCAACGCTTCGCGCGGAGCGCCGGGAGGTTATCGACAAGTTCTCGCTGGAATGTGCAAAACCGCTGGTGGCGGTGCATGCGCGGGCGTTCTTCTCGCCTATGTCGCCTGTGGCGTAATTCAGTTGACTACTGAATCTCGGACGTTCTTCTCGACCTTTGTGACGAGCGGGTTCAATGGGCGTGTTCGGACGAGGCGGGAGGTGGGCCCATGGGCGTGAACGAGGACGAGTACTGGGTGCCGGAGCATGTGAGGGAGTGGCTGAGGTCGCTCGGGTTCTCGCTGCCGCTGGAGGACATGGAGCCGCACATACGGGCGTGGGACCGGTGGATGCGGGCGCTCGGGGACTTCTACGACTACCGGGACACGGACGGCGTGGGGCGGGTGTACGAGGTGCATCGGCGGTCCATCCACCCGGCGATGCGCGTGTGCCGGGAGTGGGGGTCGCTGCTGCTCAACGACAAGACGCAGGTGGCGTGCGACTCGGCGGAGTGCACGGCGTGGCTCGCGCGGTTCCTCTTCGAGACAGGGTTTCTCCCCATGGCGCAGGAGTGCGTGGTGAGGGCCTTCGGGCTGGGGACCGGGGCGCTGGCGCTCTGGGTGGACGCTGGCTCGCGCGAGGTTCGCGTGCGCCGCTATGACGCGCGCATGGTGGTGCCGCTCACGTGGGACGCGGAGGGCGTGACCGAGTGCGCCCTCGTGACGCGGGCGCACTGGCGCGGGCAGGCGCTCGACCAGGTGCAGCTGCACCTGCGCGGGGGCCTCTCGGGCGATGGTTCTTCTCGCCCTGATGGGGGCACGTACAGCATCGTGACGGCGTGCTTCGACCGCGACGGCAACCGGGTGGAGCCCGAGGGGGTGTGCCCGGTCTACGAGACGGGGTCTACGTGGCCGACCTTCTCGCTTGTTAAGCCGGCCATAGACAACACGCGGGTGGACATGAGCCCCTACGGGCAGAGCGTGTTCGCGGACGCGGTGGACGCGATCCAGGCGGTGGACCTCGCCTTCGACGCGATGATCTCCGAGGTGGACAACGGCAAGATGAGAATCTTCCTCTCCGACGTGATGTTCGACGCCGAGCGCGACGGCAGGGGCGGGCGCGTCTCGATCCCCTTCGGCAGGGCGGACTGCACCGTCTTCCGCAAGGTCATGAGCACGGAGGACACGATCACGGAGTTCGCGCCGACGCTGCGCACGGAGGCGCAGGAGCGGGCGTTCAGGTGCGCCCTGCAGATGCTCGGAGACCTGTGCGGGCTCGGGACGAGGTACTTCGACCTCGACAGCGCGGGATACGTGAAGACCGCGACCGAGGTGTCGGCGGACAACTCGGCGCTGATGCGCAACATCCGCCGGCACGAGCACGCCCTGGAGGGCGCGATCGCGGGCATCTGCCGCGCTCTGCTCGCGGTGGAGCGGCGACTCGGCGCGGAGCTGCCGGACGAGGGCTCTGTGCGGGTGACGTTCGACGACAGCATCATCACGGACACGGGCGCGGAGAAGCGCCAGGACATGGACGAGGTCGCTGCCGGCCTTATGGAGCCGTGGGAGTACCGCCGCAAGTGGCACGGCGAGGACGAGGCGACCGCGCGCAGGAGGTCGGCCCCCGCCGCGCGTGCGGGCACCGCCGACGACGGGCGCGGGCGGGCCGAGTTACGCAGCGCCGGCCCCGCCGCCGCTCCGTCGCGCGCCGCCGGGCGGGCGTGACGGCGGCGTGCGCGCCCGTGTTGCCGGGGCAGGCCGCGCGAGAGCGAAGGGAGCGGCTGAGCCCCCTGGCGAGGGCAGACCGCGCAGCGGGCTGGCCCGAGCCGGTGGCGAAGACGCGACCGGAGCGGGGCGCGGCCGTGAGGTGGACTCCCCGCGCGCATGGCGGCGGCACGGGCGCCCCGTGCGCGCGACGGAGCGGCGGCGGGGCCGGCGCGGAGGGGCCGAGGTTGGCAGCGCCTGGCGGCGGCGGTGCCGGGTGCGCGGCGGGGGCATGCCCCTCGTCCTTCTCGCCGTCTTTGTCGTCGGTCTTATCGACAAGTTCTTATCTATTGTTGAAAACAAAGCGCTGTTCAGGTGTAGTGTTGTGTAGTGTTTTGCTACCGCCTGGGGCTCTTTGGATGACGCGTGCGGACGAGCAGTTGCCCGGCTCCTATCGCGGAAATACAATCCATGGCGAGCGCCCTGCTCCGGGCGGGCGCGCCCGTCACCATGGAGGTTGCCATGCCAAGAAAGGTGCTCAGAACCCGGGAGGAGCTCGACTCGATTCTCTCGGCGGCGGGGCTCGAGCTCGCGGAGGAATACGACTCGCAGCGCAGCTATCCCAAGAACGCCTGGCTGCTCACCAGATGCAAGACGTGCGGAACCGTCGCCGACTACCGCCTGAGGTACGTGACGGACAAGGCCGGGATCGCGGGCGAGCCTGTCTGCAGGGCGTGCTACTGGCGCGAGTGGCTCAGGTCCGATCGTTTCCCCTCGCCGGGTGCATGTCCTGACGAGCCCTCCGCCCGCGCCTTGGCGGGGGCCCATGGGCTCAACCTCGTCGAGCTGCTCGAGCCCGGCCTGGCGCACGAGGCGCTCCTCCTCGTGCGGTGCAGGACGTGCGGCAGGCAGTTCGTCGTCCGGGAGCGCGACGTGCCCTTCGGGTGCAGCTGCCAGAGCCACCCGAGCACATCGTCCCACTACGCCCCGCCCGTGACGCGCGAGGTGACGGAGCCGGAGCCCACGCACGTGCAGAGGACGTTCCTCACGCGCGACCAGGGAAGGGTCACCCCGGTCTCCGAGGTCCCCGAGCTCATGGAGGCGTGGGACGACGAGCGGGACCCGAGGGAGACGATGGTCTGCCCGTCCGGGTGGTGGGCAATGGCGCCCGGCGACGGGCAGTATCGCTTCAGGTGCGCCAACGGGCACAGAACCTACGCCTACCCATACACCTACCTGCAGAACGGCTGCCCGGCCTGCCGGGGGAACGCGACGAAGGGCACCGGACTCTACCTCGCCGACACCGCCCCCGAGCTCGCCGCCGAGTGGTCCCCCGAAAGGAACGGCAGGTGGACGCCGGAGAATGTCAGACAGAGCAGCAAGAGGTCGGTGTGGTGGAGGTGCCTCGCGTGCGGGCACGAGTGGGAGGCGTCGCCCCGCGACAGGTCGAAGCGCGACGGCCAGCTGTGCCCGTCCTGCGGGAAGATCCAGGGCTCGCTCGCGTGGACGTACCCAAGGCTCGCCGAGCAGTGGGACGCATCGAATCCCGTGTCCCCCTGGAGGGTGCGGCCGCACTCCAAGCTCGACTTCGTCCCCCTGTGGGACTGCCCGGAGAACCCCTCGCACAGATGGAGGGCGGAGATCTCCTCCCGGGTCGCCGGCGCGGAGTGCCCAGAGTGCGTGGGCACGGGGAAGTCCCGCGTGGAGCTGCGACATTTCGAGGCGGCCCGGAGGCTGCTGGGCGACGCAAGGTCGGGGGCGAGGTATGACGACCCGGGCTTCACAAACAGGTGGAGCATCGACATCTCGCTTCGCTACCGGGGCCGCATGGTCGCCATCGAGTACGACGGCGCACACTGGCACCTCGGCAAGGAGGACGTCGACAAGCGAAAGAGCGAGGAGCTGCTCGGCGCGGGGTTTGTGGTGGTGAGGATCCGCGAGGACGGGCTCCCCTCGCTCGGGATAGCGTCGGGGGACTACGCAGAGGTATGCGCAGACGGCTCGGCCCCCGATCCGGAGGGCGTCATCGAGCGCGTCAAAGAGAGGCTCGACGCCATCATCGCGAGCTGAGCCCCGCCCTGCCCGCCGCCACCCCGGGGCGCCGCCACCGCCGTCCGCTGCCCGTCGAGGGTCGTCCGCAGCCCGCCCGCCTCCGCTCCGTTGCGCGCGCGGCTCGGGCCCGCCCCGCCCCACGCGCGAAAGTCCACCTCACGGCCGCGACGCACGCTCCGGCTGTGTATTGCGCCGCGGCTCGCGCCAGCCGGCTCCGCCCTCGCATCGCACCCGGCTCGGTCCGGCCGGCTGCGCCGTCCGCCCCTCGCGGCGGGCGCATGCTTCGGGCTGCGCCGTCTGTCGCTCGCACCGCGCGCATACACAGCCTCCGCGTGCGGCGCGGCCTGATGCTGGGGAACCTTCGCGTGGGGCGGGTCGGTCCCTCGCGGCGGCGCGCACTCCGCTACGGCGTTCGGGCTGCTGCGCTCACGCACTCGTCCGCTACCGGCGATGTCAGCGCCCCGGGGTGGCGGCGGGCAAAACTCGACCAAGGCCGGCTTGCGGGCGGGAGACCCGGTCGGCAACGGCAGCCGTGCGGGTCTTCCTCGTCGGAGATGGTGGCGAGCTGGCGTTCTTCTCGTTCTTCTCGGTTGAGCCTTCCTTGAGTTTCTGTCCCCTTGGCACACTACAATCTCTAGGCACTCTGGAGATTGGGAGACGGACCCCTTTCGAGCGCATCGCTGTGTCAGAATAAGGACACTCTGACCTAGATTCGTTCCGTGAGGTATGTAACATGCAGCTTGAGGCATCTGAGATACGCGCCAAGAGGGTCGAGCTCGGCCTGACGCAGAAGGAGTTCGCCGCGGCGCTCGGCATGGGCCCGAACGGGGAGCGCACCGTCCGGCGCTGGGAGGCGGGCGAGACCGCCCCGAGCGCGGTCGAGTCCGCCTTCGTCTCCTCCCTCGGCCACTCCGCGCCCTTTGACCAGGGCGACCGCGAGGACGCGCCCTTCACCTACGTTGACCTCTTCGCCGGCATCGGCGGCATCCGGATGCCCTTCCAGGAGCTCGGGGGGCGCTGCGTGTTCTCCTGCGAGTGGGACAGGTTCGCCCAGAAGACGTACCGCATGAACTACGGGGAGACGCCGGCCGGCGACATCCGAGAGGTCGCCGCCGACGACATCCCCGACTTCGACGTCCTGCTCGCGGGCTTCCCCTGCCAGCCGTTCTCGCTCGCCGGCGTATCCAAGAAGCGCTCGCTCGGGCGCGCGACCGGCTTCGAGGACGAGACGCAGGGCACCCTCTTCTTCGAGGTCGCCCGCATCATCGACGTGAAGCGGCCGAAGGCGTTTTTGCTCGAGAACGTCAAGAACCTCACGAGCCACGACCGGGGGAACACCTTCCGCGTGATCATGCACGTGCTCAGGGACGAGCTCGGCTACGACGTCCACTGGAAGGTTCTGGACTCGCGCCACTGGACCTGCCAGCACCGGGAGCGGATCTACATCGTCGGCTTCTCCGAGCCGACCGACTTCGACTGGGACGACCTCGAGGTGCCCGACGAGGAGCACACCTGCGCGGAGATCCTCGAGGACGACGTGGACGACCGCTACGTGCTCTCCGATAAGCTCTGGGACTACCTGAGGGCGTACAAGGCCAAGCACGAGGCGAAGGGCAACGGCTTCGGCTACAGCGTGGTCGGGCCCGGCGACACCACGCGCACGCTCTCCGCCAGGTATCATAAGGACGGGAGCGAGATCCTCGTGTCGCGCGGCGAGGGCGAGAACCCAAGGAAGCTCACCCCCAGGGAGTGCGCGAGGCTCCAGGGGTTCCCCGACGAGTTCATCATCCCCGTCTCCGACACGCAGGCGTACCACCAGTTTGGGAACTCGGTCACCGTGCCCGTGATCCGCTCGGTGGCCAGGCTGATGATGGGGGCGATGCGGGATGGACTACGGGGCGCTTAACAGCTACTTCGACGGTGCGGTCGCGAAGACCCTGGCGGCGGTGGACATAAGCCCCGCCAAGAGCAACCAGCACGAGTTCAACGGGACGGGGTCGTTGCGCGCCCTTTTCGGCGACGACGACATCAAGGGGATGCGCACCACCTTCGCCTACCTCGACGACGGCGCCGACCCCGTCTTCGACCACGGCTTCACGACGTGGTACGACGCCCGCAGGAGGCACCCGACCCGGACCGAGTACCGCCTCTACTACAACGACAACGAGTGCATCGCCGCCGCGCGCCCGGGAGACCTCATGGTGATCGCCATCTCGGACGCGGGCGAGGTCCTCGTCGCCTTCGCGAGGGCCGGGACCACAGCGGAGGCGCAGCTGCGCTGGCTGTTCGGCGTCGGCGACGCCGCCGACACCGGCTTCAGGCCCGCGCCGACCGACACGCTGCGCATCGACGCCATGGCGGCGAGGATCCTCGAGTCCATCGGAATCGAGGTCGGCATCCCCAGCGCCGCCGACGCCTACCTCGACGGCCTCGTCGAGCGCTTCGGGGACTCCTTCCCGAGGGGCGCCGACTTCAGCGCGTACTCGACGTCGACCCTCGGCGAGCTCGACTGGGCGGGCGACCCCGACGGCTCGCTCGTAGCCTGCTACGAACGGGAAGAGCTGCTCTTCCGCGTGTTCGAGCGGCACATCCTAGAGCGCGACCTCGCGCCGTTCCTAGGTTCGCAGCTCGACGTGGACGGCGTGCTCCGCACCACCATGTCCGCCTTCCAGCGCAGGAAGTCCCGCGCCGGGACGGCCTTCGAGAACCAGCTCTCCATGCTCTTCGACGCCCGCGGGATTCGCTACTCCGCGCAGAGGTACACCGAGGGGAAGTCGAAGCCGGACTTCGTTTTCCCCTCCATCGAGGACTACCACGACCCCGAGTTCCCCGTCGCCCGGCTCACCGTGCTCGGCGCGAAGACCACCATCAAGGAGCGCTGGAGGCAGGTGCTCGACGAGGCTGACCGCGTCGAGGACAAGCACCTCGTTACGCTCGAGCCGGCCGTGAGCTCCGACTATACGAGGGCCATGCGAAAGGACCGCCTCCAGCTCGTGGTGCCGCGCCCGATATTCCCGACCTACACGCCCGCTCAGCAGGAGTGGCTGATGGACGTCGCGGGGTTCTGTGAGATGGTGGAGGCAAGACAGGGAGGCAGGTGAGGACGTTGCCGATAAGCCCGATTGAAAGGGGTATTTTCATCTCCCTTTTCAACAGAGGAGGCGCTGTCCTAGACCTTACGATAAGCGACTTCGACAGTTTGACTTTTCGATGTGTAGGCATCCCCCTGTGCAAGCACTATGAGAAGTCAAAAGGCAAATCTCTCATCGCCTTTCTAGATAGCTGCTCAGACGAGGATGCTCTGAAACTTCTGAATGAGTTGATGGACTACTACGAGCTTCACTATGAGAGCGAGTACACGGAACCCGGGTCAAAAGCCGATTGTCTGTACAGCTTCCGGCGTTATTCGGAAGAATACGCTCGTCTCTATCACAAAGCATGCGAGATCCTCAATAGGGAGAACGCAGGATACAACCCCTTTGAGGAGCCATCCGAATATCTTAAGGAGCAGTTCTCTTCCGACTATATGAGCTCGCAGATCGACTCCCTCATGAGGATGCGCGAGGAGAACCCGACCGATGCTATCGGGAAGGCAAAGGAGCTCGTGGAAAGCTGCTGCAGGACGATTCTGAAGGAGACAGGCGTCGGAGAAACCAAAGACTGGAGCATGAACGAGCTGATAAAAGCCACGAAGCAGAAGCTCGACATTGATACCGAGAGCGTCTCCGACAGTCTTCCAGAGGCGGCGACGGTCAGGAAGATCCTCGGGAGCCTGTCCGGACTCGTCGGGGGGATAGCTGAGTATCGGAACAGCTGGGGCACCGGCCATGGGAAGGCAGCCGACTTCGAGCCCCTGTTCGTTCGGCACGCCAAGCTCGCCGTCGGGTCCAGCATCACGCTCACTGAGTATCTCTGGGACACGTACCTTTGGAGGAAGGAGACAGGGAGACTGAAGTAGTGCGTTGTCTTACGGCAACTCAGCAGCCGAACTGTATTTTCGCCCTCAGTTTGATTGTTCGAGACGTGACCTATCTCTCTGGGTTGGCAAGCAGCCGAACTTGGTCCCGGCTGGATAGCTTGGCAAAATCCTCCCCCAACCACACCCCCGACTCACCCGGCCCGAGCACGAGCGGCATGCGGTCGTGGACGGGGGCGACGCTGGCGTTGGGCTCCGTGGTGACGACGGAGAACCTGCCGTCGAGCTGGACCGCGGCGAGCAGGAACGCGCGGGCGCCGGGGAGGCGGAAGCGGTACTGGCGCCTCACGGGCCTGCCCGTCCGATCGCTGGGGACGGTCTCCGTTCGGTGGGACTCGTAGAAGGCGCGGACCGGAACGAGGCAGCGGCCGTCGCGTATGGCCTTCGCCCACATGCCCCGGCGCCCGAGCCGGAGCTGGTCGAGGGCGGTCTCGATGCGGGTGTTGAAGACTGCGTGTGGCCTGCCGTCGAGCGGGAAGCCCCACTCGAGCATGGCGACCTCGAGGGCGCCAGTCTTGCTTGGAACGTAGACGGGCACCCTCGCGCCGGGCCGCGCGTCGCGGGTGGGGTCAGGCGCCTCTATGTAGCGGATGGCGTGGCCGCCGCCGATGCCGCGCGCGGCGAGCACGGACTGTGCCTCGTCCTCCGTGAGCGGGCTTATCCTCACGCACATGCCGGGCCTCCCTCATTTCGTTCGCGTGCACCTTCCTTGCCCGCCCTGGGAACGGGAAGCATCTTGTCCAGGGTCATGAGCGGGAGGTCGAGGGCAAACTCCGGGCAATCTCCCCACTTCCGGGAAGCCATGGGGGTTATGTCGCACCCCAGGTAGGGTGGGATGAAGTCAGAGGCATCCACGTCCACCAGAGTGAACCCGACCGGGAAGGTCGCGACGTGGGCAAGGGTGACGCTCCCTCCATTCGCATAGTACAGGACCATCCATCCGGTAGTGATCATCACCGAGTCTGAATCGGGGACCGCGAACATGTAGAGCCGATACCTGCTCGGGAAGTCGTTGCTCTCCTTGTCGAGCAGGAACTCCCTGCAGTCGAGCATGGTCCCATAAGGCGTCGTGGAGCAGAAGTTACTGACGGCGTGCTTGAAGAAGGCGAGCACGTTCACGTTGCCGCCGCTCAGATGGATGGAGGGCGCGTCATCTGCTGGGGGATGCTGGACAAAGTGGGCGCCGAGCTCCCGCATGCACCCCGTGTACTCCCTGACGTAGTGCGTTCCGAAGTAGCTGTTGCAGCTGCCGCAGAGGGCTTGGACCCCGATTCCCCTGCGCATCTTCGTGAACCTCACCCCGTCCTTTGCGGAGGCGTCGAAGACGCCCGCCCTCTTGATGATGTCGACGCCCCTGTACGACCTAGCGCCCTGGTTGTTCCCCATGCTTCTTGGAGGGATGTGCTCGAAGGACAAGGGGCCCTCCCTCCCGCACACGTGGCAACGATCCGACTTCTCTGGCATTGTTTCCCTCCTTGGCTTATCACCATTATCCCCGCTCGCGGGGTCTTTGTGACACGCCCATAGCCTGTACCCATCGTTTGGGTGCGGGCTTCCTTCATGCCCGCCCGAGGAGAAAGGCGGGCCTTTCATGGACGGCGAGAACGATGGCGCGGCCGCGCAGGTGCAGGTCGAGGGTCAGCAGGCGGCGACGGGCGACCAGGCGGCGCAGGCGCCGGCGGCGGCCCGGGCGGAGCCGGGAGAAGGCGCGCTCGAGCGGGCGCGCGCGGACTACGAGGCGGCGCTTGCGGAGCGCGATGAGAGGATCGCCGAGCTCGAGGGCGAGATCGCCGAGGCGGCGAAGACCGCCGAGAGCGCCGACAAGCTCCGGGCCGAGATGGACGAGCTGCGCCGCAAGGGCGACGAGGAGCGCGTGGGATTCGAGCTTCAAATCGCCGGGGCGAGAAACGTCAAGGCGGCGCGAGCGCTTCTCGCCGACCACGACAACGACATAGAGAAGCTGAGGGCGGCGGAGCCGTGGCTCTTCTCGGCATCCCCCGCCTCGGCGCAGGCGGGGGCGACGGGGCTGCCGAACGCGGGCGCGGCCACCGACGAGGGCGCGCGGATGAGGCGCTGGCGAAAGATCGCCGGCATCGACGACGAGGAGGAATAGGACATGGCGAACTCCATCGCATATACGAAGAACTACACGTCCGTCCTAGACGAGGTCTACAAGCGCGCGGCGTGCTCGACGTGCCTGAACTCGCCGCGCCGCATGGCGCGCGCCGGGCGCAACGCCAAGGAGATCATGGTCCCGAAGATCGAGGTGTCCGGCCTCGGGGACTACACCCGCAACGTGGGCTACAAGACGGGCTCGATCACCTACGAGTTCGAGACGAAGACGTTCAACTACGACCGCGGCATCAAGCTGCTCGCGGACGTGATGGACGTCGAGGAGGCGGGCGTGCTCGACTGCTTCGTGGCGGCGGGCTCGGAGCTCCAGCGCACGCAGGTGGCGCCGGAGGCCGACGCCTTCACCTTCTCCGAGATCGCGGGGCACGAGGGGGTGACGCCCGCCGAGGAGGACTTCGCCGACGCCGAGGCCGAGGACGTGCTGGCGAGCCTGCGCGCCGCGACGAACGCGATGGACGAGGCGGAGGTCACGACCGGGAGCCGCATCCTGTTCATCACGCCGACGCTCAAGGGCGTGCTGGACGACTTCTCTCTCGCGAACCCCGCGCGCTCCAACCGCGTGCTCGAGCGCTTCAGCCGCATCGTCGAGGTGCCGCAGACGCGCTTCTGGTCCGCGATCGAGCTCAACTCCGGCGAGGAGGACCAGTTCGGGTACTCGCGCGCCGAGGGCAGCTACGTGAAGACCGGGGACACGAGCCTCACGCCCGGCAAGACGTACTACACGGAGAGCTCCGGCACCTACACCAAGGTGACGAGCCCGAGCGCCGGGAGCCTGAGCAACTACTACGAGCTCGTGGGCGCGGGCGCGCCGATCAACTTCATGGTGGTGGAGCGCTCGGCGGTGATCAAGTTCGACAAGCACGTGGCGAGCCGCGTGTTCAGCCCGGACGAGCTGGAGAACCTGGACAGCTACATGATGAAGTACCGCAAGTACGGCATCGTGGAGCTGCTGGACAACAAGCTGGACGGCGTGCACGTCTCCTGCGCGCCGCTGGCGTGAGCGAGGGGCTGACGGGCGCCGCCGGCTGCGGCCCCGCGCCCGTCCCCTACGGCTTCTACCTCGACGGGTACGGCGGGGCGCTCACGGCGGAGGCCCTCGCGGAGGCGCTGCCGGCGGCGGTGCGCTGCGTTTGCGGCCTGACTGGACGACGCGCGCCCGACCCCCGCTGGGACGAGGACTTGGCGGACGCGTGGCGGCGCGCGGTGTGCGCGGCGGCCGACGCCTTCGCCGAGTACGGCGAGGGGCGCGTGGGCGGCTTCTCGATAGGGTCCTTCTCCGTGACGAACTACCGCGACGAGGGCACGACGGGTGCCGAGGTGGCGCGCGAGGCCGCGCTCGCGGAGCTGGCGGGGACGGGGCTTGCGTTCGCGGGGGTGAGGTAGGTGCGCTACCTGAGGCCGATACCGAGGCGGCTGCTGCCCGACGACATGCTGGTCTACCTCCCCGCCGAGGGCGGCGGGCGCAGCGAGGGCCGCCTGGTGCGGCACGTGCGCTTCGAGCGAACGGAGGAGGTCGTCTCCGACGCGCACCGCTCGGCCGACGCGGGACACGGGACGGTGCTCGTGGACGCGGTGAACTCCGAGGGCGCCCTCGAGGTACCCGCCGGGTCGCGCGTGCTCGTGGGCGCCGGGCCGTCGATGCTCGTCAAGGCGTGCAGGAGGTGCTGCGTGGTGCGCGGCCAGGTGCACCACTGGGAGCTGGAGGTGGGCTGATGGCTTGCTCCGAGCCCCTCGGCGCGCACGTGCCGACCGACTGGGACGCCGAGGGCGGCGGGGTCGCCGGCGCGGTGGCCACGCTGCTGCGGGCGCTGGGCTACGGCAACGCGTTCTGCTCGCCGCCGCCGGCGCGGGTGTGCTGCGAGCCGATCGTGCTGACCCAGGGCGCCTTCGAGCGCGACGCGCGGCTCGCGGACGGAGCGGAGCGCGGGCGGGTGCCCGTGGGCGTGCTCGTGTGCTGCGAGGACCCGCGCGACTCCGAGGCGACCTGCCGCGCGGTGGAGCGCGACCTGCGGCGGGACTCCTGGGAGGGCTCCGGCGAGGGCTGGCGCTGCAGGGTGGCGGCAGTGGACTCCGGGGGCTCGGCGCCGAGGGGCCGCGACGGCTCCGGGCGGTGGCTCTGGGGGTTCACGCTGATTCTGACGGTGGTGATCGACTTTGGCGGACAGGGTTAGGGCCGGGCGCGGCGTGGACGGCCACGACGTGGTGCGCAGGAGCAACCCGCTGCAGCGTGGGGCTCAGGGAGCGCGCGAGCAGCGGGCGGGCTCGGCGGAGACCGACCGCATGGGGCGCGAGCAGCAGCGGCGCGCGACGGCCTACGGGCGGGCGCGGGGGCGGCTGTGAGCTCCGTCGTCTACAACGGGCACGACCTCTCCGGGTACGTGACGGCCGAGCTGGTGGAGCCGGCGGGGCACGCTCTTGAGCCGCGCGCGCTCGCGGTGCCGGGGCGGCCGGGCGCGGCGCTCTTGGGCTGCGAGCTTCCGCCGAGGGTGCTGCGGGTGCGGCTGTTCCTCGACGCGGGGATCGCGCTGACGGCCGAGGGGCGCTCCGAGGTCCGGCACGAGCTGTACGGGTGGCTCGTGGCGCCGCGGGGCGCCGAGCTCGAGCTGCCCGGGGAGCCGGGGCTCTCGTGGCGCGACGTCGTGGTGACGGACGCCTCCGACTGGGACTCGCTCTTCGAGGACGGATCCTGCGAGCTGGCGTTCACGTGCTTCGACCCGGTGGCCTACGGGGAGGGGAAGTCGAGCGCGGCGGGCACCCTCACCGTGGGCGGCACGTGGGCGACGTGGCCGGTGGTGACGCTGACGGCGAGCGCGGGGTCGTCGGTGAAGGTGGCGAACGAACTGGGGCGCTACGTGCTCGTGGAGCGCGAGTTCGCGGCCGGGGACGAGGTGGTGATGGACTTCGCATCCGAGGCCGTCACCGTTGACGGCGTGGACGCGGCGTCAGGCGTCGCGGTGGAGAGCACGTTCTTCTCGCTCGAACCCGGCGCGCACGTGCTGACGTTCTCCGGGTGCTCGGCGCACACGGTGGCGTGGGTGGAGAGGTGGCTCTGATGGTGCCGACGCTCTACCTCTTCGACCGCTTCGACGAGCGGCTGGGGATCCTGCCTACGGTGGGCGGGATCACGCACGTCGAGGAGGTCGGCGGCGAGGACACGATCGAATTCGACTGCGCGCTCGTCCCCGAGAAGGGCGAGCGGTTGCTGTGGCGCGACCCGACGGACGGCGTCTGGCGCGAGCACGTGGTGGTGCGCACCGACGAGCCGCTGGGCGGGCCCGCGCACGTGTACGCGGAGTCGTCGCTCTGCGAGCTCCTGGGCGACTTCGTCGAGGAGATCCAGCTCGTGGGCAAGACGGCGCAGCAGGCGCTCTCCTCCGTACTGGGGGTCACGCGCTGGACCGCGGGCGAGGTGGGCGCCGGCGTCGCGGCGCGCGGGTGCCTGCTCTACCACGTGAACGCCCTCGCGGCGCTGCGCCGCGTCGAGGAGGTGTGGGGCGGCGAGGCCGAGGCCGTGATCGCCGTGGCCGACGGGCGCGTGGGGTCGCGCACGGTCAACCTGCCCGCGCGGCGGGGCGCGTGGCGCGGGGCGCGCTTCTCCTACGGCAAGACGCTCGCGGCGTGCACGCGCACGGTGCTCGAGGACGAGGTCTTCACGGCGCTCTACGGCTACGGCAAGGGCCTCCCCATCTACGACGAGACGGGGGCGCCCACGGGCGGGTTCACGCGGCGGCTGACCTTCGGCTCCGTGAACGGGGGCGCGAACTGGGTGGGAGACGACGACGCGCGCCTGGTGTGGGGGCGCCCCGACGGCGCGGGCGGGAGGGCGCACCGCTTCGGGCACGTGGTGTTCCCGGACTGCGAGGACGCCGCCGAGCTCAAGGCGCTGACCGAGGCTGCGCTCGCGGCGGCGTGCGAGCCGCGCGTCTCCTACGAGGTGGACGTCGCGGCCGTTGACGGCGGCGCGGGCGTGCGGCTGGGCGACGACGTGGCGGTGATCGACTCGTCGCGCTCGCCCGAGTGGCACCTGCGCGCCCGCTGCGTGCGGCGCGTGCGCGAGCTCGGCGAGGGCAAACCCGTTGTGCGTCTCACGCTGGGCACGGTCGAGCGCACGACGTGGGCGGCCTCGACAGACGTGGCCGCGCGCGTGACGGCGGTCGAGGAGACGGCTGCTGCCGCCTCCGACACGGTGGCGTCCTACGAGGACCTGGGCGAGAGGGAGTTCTGACATGGTTGACGAGAGCACGTTCCCGCTGGACGGCGACGGGCTGCGCGAGGTCGTCTGGGACGAGTGCGACGCGCCCTTCGCGGGGCCGTTCGTCGCCTCGCCCGCCGACGCGGAGGGGCGCGGGATCGCGCTCTCGGTGACGCGCGGCGGAGAGGCGGTGGACCTCACGGGCGCCTCGCTCTATCTCCTGTGGCGCCACCGCGAGCTGCGCGTGCGCGGCTGCGAGCCCCTCGAGGAGGTGGACGCCGAGACGGGCAAGTTCCGCGTGTTCTGGCCCGCCGCGATGGCGCGCGCCGAGGGCACCGTCGATGCCCAGGTCATGGTCTCCTGGGACGAGCGGGCGCTCTCCTCGCTCTCCTTCACGGTGCTGGTGGGGCCGGCGCTGACCGGCGGCGAGGGAGGGGGCTCCGACGGCTACTCGATGTTCCTCGAGGCGCTGAAGAAGTTCGAGGACGCGGACGGCGTCATCGCCGACGCCGTGGCCAAGGCGCAGGAGGCCGTGGAGACGGCCCAGGGCGCGGTGGCCACGGCGGGACAGGCGGTCGAGGCGGCGCAGGGGGCGTCCGGCGCGGTCGCCGCCGCCAACGCGGCAGCCGCCGCGGCGACGCAGGCGAAGGACGAGCTGCTCGCGGCCGCCGAGCGCGGCGACTTCGACGGGGCGGACGGCCTGCCGGGAGCCGACGGAGAGGACGGCGCGCAGGGCGCGGACGGGGCCGACGGCGTGAGCCCGACCGCGAAGGTCGAGCAGACCGAGGCGGGCGCGGTGGTGACGGTCACCGACGCTGTGGGCACCACCACCGCCACCCTCTCGCACGGACCCAAGGGTGACAAGGGCGATGACGGGGAGAAGGGCGACAAGGGTGACCCGTTTACGTACGAGGACTTCACCTCGACGCAGCTGGAGGCGCTCCGAGGCCCCAAGGGCGACAAGATGACGTTCGACGACCTGACCGAGGAGCAGGTCGAGGCCCTTCGTGGCGAGAAGGGGGACAAGGGCGACCCGTTCACCTACGGGGACTTCACCGCCGAGCAGCTCGAGTCGCTTCGCGGCCCGCAGGGGATCCAGGGCCCGCCGGGCGCGGACGGCGCCGACGGCGAGAAGGGCGACAAGGGGGACCCGTTCACGTACGGGGACTTCACGCCGGCGCAGCTGGAGGCGCTGCGCGGCCCGCAGGGCTTGCAGGGGCCTCCGGGCGAAGATGGCGAGGACGGGCAGGACGGCGCGCCGGGCGCGGACGGCGTCAGCTGCACGCACTCGTGGTCCGGCTCCGTGCTCACGGTGACGAGCGCGAGCGGCACGAGCTCGGCGAACCTGCGAGGCCCGAAGGGCGACGCCTTCACCTACGCGGACTTCACCGCCGAGCAGCTCGAGGCCCTGCGCGGTGCGGACGGCTCCGACGGCGCGCCGGGCGCGGACGGTCAGGACGGCGCCCCCGGCTCTGATGGGCAGGACGGCGCGGACGCCGAGATCACGGGGGCGACCGCCACGGTGGACGCCTCCACGGGAACGCCGTCGGTGACCGTGACGCTCGGCGGCACGCCGGGGGCGCGCACGTTCGCCTTCGCCTTCTCCGGCCTCAAGGGCGAGGTCGGCGAGCAGGGGCCGCAGGGCGCGCCCGGGCAGGACGGCGAGGACGGCGCGCCCGGCGCCACGCCCGACCTCTCGGCATACGCGACGAAGCAGTACGTCGACCAGGCGATCGCCGCCCTGGACGACCTGAGCGAGGTGGAGTTCTGATGGCCGTGGGGACGATTCAGAGGAGCGTGCTCACCGACATCGCGAACGCCATCCGCGCCCAGAACGGCGGCACGGGCACCTACCTGCCCTCGGAGATGGCGGCGGCGGTGCTCGCGCTCGACGGCACCAGGGCGGGGGCGCCTCTCCAGGCGACGCCGGGTGCTGGCACGGGCGTGATCTCGGACTCTGTGTTCGACGGCATCGCCGGCGCGATCCGAGCGCAGAACGGGCTCTCCGAGACGTACACGCCGGGCGAGATGGCGCCGGCGATACTCGCGCTCTCCTGGGACGTGGGCGTGAAGATGCGCGCGATCCTGCTCGCGGACGGCACACTCGAGTTCAACTACCGCGACGGACGCTCCTCCGACGTGCCCGGTGCGGTCATCCTGGACGCCTGGGAGGTGGACCCGGAGGGCTACTCGTCGGCCGGCGCCCGCCCCTGGGACGACGTGAAGCTCTCCGTGACGCGCGTCGTGTTCGACGGCGACTTCTCCGAGGGCGGGCTCGCCAACGCGAGCTACCTCTTCCACGGGTTCGAGAACCTCGTGGAGGTGGAGGGCTTCGAGGAGCTCTCCGGCGCGACCAGCATGAACCAGATGTTCGTGAGCTGCGCCTCGCTCGAGACGATCTGGGCGGACGGGTTCACCTCGTCCGCCGCGAGCGGGTCGCTCATGTTCAGCGGCTGCAGCAGGCTCGTGGGCGGCCAGGGCTACGTGCCGGGGCAGATGGACAACCACGCGGAGCTCAACTACGGGGCGGACGGCGTGCTGACCGACCCCGCGAGCGACCAGCGCGAGTGGTTCCGCTGCTTCCTCTACGCCGACGGCGGGCTCGTGCTGACGGCCGCGGCCGAGCCCGAGGCGGGGCGGGAGCTCGTGTCGTCGGGGCGCCTGTGCGCGAACGCCCGGTACAACTCCGTCGGCTACCAGCCATGGTACGACCACCGGCACGACGTGGAGGCGGTGGAGATCGCCGCCGACATGGCGGCCTACGACCACGTGAACACGAACTACTGGTTCTACGGGCACCAGGAGATCGCCAGCGTGACGGGGATGGGGAACCTCAGCGGCGTGCGCGAGATGCAGCACACCTTCAACAGCTGCGTGGGGCTCACCGAGATCGACCTGTCCGGGCTCGACCCGTCCTCGCTCGAGGACCTCGCCTACACCTTCGGCGGGTGCGGGTCGCTCGTGACGATCTGGGCGGACGCCGACTGGGCGCTGCCGGCGTCCGGCGTCTCCGGCTTCCAGACGTTCTACCAGTGCTCCTCGCTCGTGGGAGGGGCGGGAACGACCTACTCGAGCTCGCGCGCGGGCTATCAGTACATGAGGATCGACGGCGTGGGCGGCGCCGGCTACCTCACCGCGAAGAGCTCTTGACAAGCACCCCTCCGGCGCGTGCGGCGCCTGCGCCGCATGTGCCGGAGGGGTGGACGCGCCGCCGGATAGCCCTCGGGACGAACCCGCCGTGCGGGCGGCGCGAGAGGCGGGACATTGCCGCGATTATGTGCCGAGACTTACTCTGAAAAACGACAGCACTTATCCCGTATAGCTCCTGTTTACCAGCTTGCCGCCCACATACGCAAGTTCATGAGCACTCTCCGAGATATATTTTGCTACGGAGTGCCACTCTCTTTTGAACTTGAAGAACAACTCGCCGTCTATTCTTTTGATCGGGCAAGTGTATGATCCTGTTCCTGCTGCGATCCGACACCATTCGCAGGCTTTGTTGACCATCATCACTATCATGCTTCCTCGCTCTCCCCTCCTGTATCCTCTTCTCCTTCTTCTGGCTCGGGTGCATCCTCTTCTTGCTCAACCGCTGGCTCCTCGACAGTCGTTCTCTCTGCCTGCATTTCGTAGGCGTGTATCCCGTTTACGAGTTCCGCTTTCGCCTCATTTGCCAGGGCCTTCTTCTTGCTGTACTGCCCGTAGATTAAGGCTGCTCCTGCGAAGAGGGACCCGGCCACAAGGGCGCCTATTCCCGCCCCCTCAATCCTTCCTTGTCCGCGCGCGTTCTTCTCAAGCGTGCTTAGCAGGAGGTCGGGCCCACCCGCCTCCTTGGCCATGTGCGAAAGATCTGCGTAATCCCAAGACATGCATGCTCCTTTCTCAGTTCTCAAGCTCCTCAATCTCTTTGCGGCGCTCTTCAGTCAGCTCAAGAGTTTCAATGAAACCGCTCATTGCCTCTGCTATGTAAGTCTCAGCAACATGGAGCCGTTCGAGTGACCGCTCATCCATCCGTGCCAGCATGCTCGGCGGCGTCATCCCACCTTCTTTGTAGAACTTGCCGAGTATGTAGAACGTGACATAGGGGTCGTCCTCGTTTGCGTTCTCAGCCGCGGAGTACGCAGCGGCCACGGCGGCGTTCGCCTCTTCTGACCTTGCGGGGATTCCCCGCGCCTCTAGGTCTAATAGCGCAATGAGCATTTGATTTACGATGTAAGCGAACGGCCCGAACTCCTTCGATTCCTCGATTATCTGGGCCATTCTCTCGTCCAGCTCGGACATGCCGGCATCAGCCATGCGGCTGTTCGCGCTCTCCGCCCACTTGAAGTAGTTGACAAGCTCCCTCTCCCCCTCGTCCCCTTCATCCGCCAAGATCCAGGCGTACTCGGGATGACGAAGCAGGGCGTGCATGGCCTCTCCCGTATTCGGGCCGGACCCATTCCCGATGAGCTTCCTCACTTCCTTGGCGAGGAACAGGCGCTCCCTGCCCTTGCGCAGCTGCGTCTCGAGCTCTGAGATTCTGCAATCGAGAGACTCCCGCACATCGAACCCTGGCGCAGCAAGCGCTTCCCTGACCTCCTTTGTTGTGTATCCAAGGTCCTTAAACAGCTTGATGAGAAAGAGGGTAGTGAGGTCATCCTCAGAGAAGAGCATGTATCCAGCCTCGCTCCTTTCCGGCGAGATCAGGCCCCACTCCACATAACGCTGCAGAGTCCTCTTTTTTATCCCGGTCAGCTTGCTGACCTCCCCAGTTTTTATCATCTCCTTCACCTCCATCTTGAGCATAAACTGCGACGTAGTGTCGCAGTCAAGCGACTTTTTCGAAATCGTCCAAATATATCTTTGTGAACTCCTTTGTGAAGCGACGGAAGGCTACGCTTCGCAACATATCCGCAGCTAGACATGCTCGTTTGTGACCGCGTCGGACACTTCTCCCAGAGGGCGGGGCGTTCCCGCTCGAGGGAGGAGGCGCGCATGGAGTCGGTCGTCGCGGCGCTCGTGACGGGGGTGCTCACCCTCGCCGGGGTGCTCGTGTCCAACTCGCGCAGCCGCGCGGTCATGGAGGTCAAGATCGACAACCTGACGCGGCAGGTCGAGAGGCACAACTGCCTCGTCGAGCGCACCTACGCCCTGGAGCAGGACGTCGCCGTCGTGAAGGCGGAGATCGAGAACATGCGGAAGGGGCAATGATGGAGGCTTTCCTGACATCCAACGAGTGGCCGTGGCGCCTGGCGCGGACCATCGTGCAGGGCGTGCTCGGCGTGGTCGTGGCCAACGTGGACATGCTCGTGGGCTGCGCCGTGCTGGCGCCGGAGTGGCGCGCGGTAGTGGTGGCGCTCGTGATGGCCGTGCTGTCGCCGGTGATGGCGGAGCTCGGCGCGGCGCTGCCGTCGGGCGGTGGTTCCGATGAGTGACGGGCGCGAATACGCGAGCGAGGAGGAGCGCTGGGAGGCGCTGCGCGGCGAGGGCGTCGAGGCTGCCGCGCCGGACGGCTGGGAGCCCGACGAGGGCGAGGACGGCGGCTTCGAGGAGGTCGCCGATGGCGTATAGCATCCTCTTCAAGCAGTGCGGGAGTGACCACATGACGCGCGGGCGCTCGCGCGCGATCGACCGCATCGTGGTGCACTTCACGGCGACGCTCGCCTCCGCGCGCAACAACGCGACGTACTTCGCGCGGAACGAGGGCCAGGGCGCGAGCGCCCACTACTTCGTCGACGACATCACGCCCGAGATCTACCAGAGCGTTGCCGAGGGCGACACCGCCTGGCACGCCGGCGACTGGCAGATGAACTGCCGCGCGATCGGCATCGAGGTCGTCTCGGCAGGCGAGGACTTCAGCGCGACCGAGGTCGAGAAGCTGGGCTGGCTCGTGAGGAAGCTCATGGCCAAGTACGGCATCGGCGCCTCCGGGGTCATCCGCCACTACGACGTGACGGGGAAGCTCTGCCCCGCGCCCTACGTGGCAGCGTCCAAGTGGGCTGCGCTGAAGGCGCGCATCACGGGCGGGGGCTCCTCCGGCGGGACGACTGCGGTTGCCCCGGAGGGCACGGTCGCGGAGCTCGCGCGGCGCGTCATCGCCGGGGAGTTCGGAAACGGGGACGCGCGCCGCGCGGCACTGGGGAGCCGCTACCCGGAGGTGCAGGCGGAGGTGAACCGCATCCTTGCGGGCGGCTCCGGCGGGGGCGCGGCACAGTCGCCGGCGGCCGACGACGTGGACGACCTCGCGCGCCGGGTGATCGCGGGCGAGTTCGGAAACGGGGCGGCGCGCAAGGCGGCGCTGGGCGACCGCTACGCGGAGGTCCAGGCGCGCGTGAACGAGATGCTGGGCGCCGGGGGCTCCGGCGGGTCGTCCGGCGGCGCGGACGTCGACGCGCTGGCGCGCGCCGTCATCCGCGGCGACTACGGTAACGGCACCGAGCGCAAGCGCCGCCTGGGGAGTCTCTACGACGCCGTGCAGGCTCGCGTGAACGAGATCCTGTCGTGACGCGGGAGGACGCCCGCTGGGGCGTGGGCGTGGTGCTCTCGGTGGTGCTTCTCGTCGTCGCGCTGCCGCTCGTGCCGCTGCTCTGGCTCGCGGGCAGGCTAGATCCGTAGCGTTCCGTCGCTTCACGAAGGTCTACACAAGGAGAGGCCCTCGTCCCTGGGATGGGACGAGGGCCTCCGTCGCTACTGCCTCCGTCGCTACCGCCTCCGTCGCTACCGCCTCCGGCGCGGGCCGTCTCTGAGCGTCGGGAAGTCGCGGTGCCTGGGGCCGTCCACGAGCACCTCGTACCACCACTCGCGGCTTCGTGGCCCGTCCGCCGCGAGGTCGTCGATCAGGCGGGTCTGGGTAACCTCGTCGAGTTCCGCGAACTCGTCGCGCATCGCGTTCTCGATGGCGGAGGAGCTCGCGATCATGTCGTGTAGGATCTGCTTCTTCTCCTCGATGGTGAAGCTCTCGGGCGAGATGTCCATGAGCTCTGCCATGAAGTAGGCGTGGTCCTCGGCGTCCTCGAGTGCCTTCCAGTCGGTCATGTCTGTGCTCCATTTCTCTCATGTAGTGAGTTTTCCCCTTATCTGGGGTGGTACGAATTGCGGTACGAATAAACCCGCTCGGAGCGTTTCACGCCGTTGCGAAGTGTTATTCGGACTTCAATACGACACCTATAACTACCTGCGAGAATGTTGCATTCTGTTACCCGCTGTTCCGAACTGGGGTGCGTCTCCTAATTAGCTCGGAGCTAATGAACCGCAGCGGCGCGCTCCCCATACTGTGAGGCGCAGCAAACCCAACCGGAAGGAGCCCTCATGGCAGACAGCAAGCCCACCTCGGCCGCGGCGATCGTCGGACTGGTCCTGGGAATCCTCGCGATCGTGACCTCGTGGATCCCCATCGTCAACAACCTCTCGTTCATGATCGGCGCCATCGGCCTGGTCTTCTCGATCGTGGGCGTCGTCGGCACCGTGCGCGGGACCAAGGGTGGCAAGGGCCTCGCGATCGCGGCGCTCGTCGTGAACGTCCTCTCGCTCGTGGTCGTGCTCGGCCTGCAGAGCGCGTGGAGCGCCGCCCTGTCGTAGCGCGCCCCCGACGCGGTATGCTGTGGGGGCAACCAACAGACAAGGACCCCCATGGCACACCGACTCACCGAGCAGGAGCACGACATGGTGCTCGAGCTCGCCAAGATCCTGAGCAAGCAGCTCCCCACGCAGTTCCGCAGCGTCGCGGGCGGCATCGCGAGCGGACTCGTCCGCGTGCGCAAGAGCCCGCTGCCCGCCGCCGACGTCGCCGACGTCCTGGAGAGGTACGACGCGGACGAGACCGCGCTCCGGGCCCTGCTCGACGCCGGCGTCCTCGAGCCGGCAGGCAGCGACTACGCGCTGCGCGTCCCCCGGGAGCAGGGCGACGCGGCCGAGAAGGACGAACGCTCGATCGCCCGCACCGAGCCGCCGCGGCCGCCGGCGCGCCGCGCGAGCCGGGGCCTCGCCGGCCTGGACACCATCCGCAAGCAGTCGCCCGAGCTCAACGGCGTGCGCCGGCAGATCATCGACCTCGACCCGCGCCTGTGGATCAACGGCTGGCTGCTCAGCACGCCCGACGCGTTCCTGCGCTACGAGCGCGAGCTGCGCGCCCTCGACGCGGCGCTCGCGGGTGGCGCCACGCTCGGCGACGGCACGCTCAGCCTGCGCGAGCTCTCCTACCAGCTCTTCGGCGACGAGAAGTTCCTCGCCGTGGAGTCCGACGGCCGCAAGCTTCTTCACCTCATGGGCATCACCGACGTCGTGAGCTGCCGCCCGCAGGTAAAGCTCGAACTGCTGCATCACATCCCCAAGCACCACCGCCGCCTGCGCCTGGTGGTCTCCGAGAACCTGGACCCCTGGGTCAACATGCGCGACGCCCTGTTCGTGGACGGTCGCAAGAAGATCCTCGGCGAGCGCGTCCACGGCGTGGTCTTTGGCAACGGCTACCTCGTGGACGACCCGCACAAGCTGCCCGACCTTCTCGACACGCTGCGCGCCGACGACGTGCGCATCCTCTACTGGGGCGACATCGACCGCGCCGGCCTCTCCATCCTGGCCAAGCTCGCCGACATGGCCGACGGGCGCTTCTCGGTCGAGCCGTTCGCGCCCGCCTACCGCAAGATGCTGCGCCGCGCCATGCGCCGCTTCCCCGACCCGCTCATGAACGAGGAGACCGACCAGGGCGGCGTGCGCGTGGTGGGCCTCGAGCTCATGGAGGGCGTGCTGGACAAGAAGGAGATGGCCTACCTGCGCGCCGTCGTGGAGGGCGCGCGCCTCATCCCCCAGGAGATCCTCACCGCGCACGACCTGTAGGGGCCCGGCCGTTCCTAGCCCTCGCTCTTCTCGAAGGTCTTGATCGCCGGGGTGGTGAGCAGGCCCAGCAGGATGATCGCGGCACCCACGCCGTACGCCACGCGCGTGGACTCGTAGCGGGCGCGCGCCTCGATGTTGACGAGGGCGTTCTCCTCGGAGCTGGTCATGTCGATGTCGGCGATCTGCTCGCGAAACTCCTGGTTGCTGCCCAGGTTGATGCTCATCTGGGAGACCTGCTCACTAACGGCCGGCGAGATGGCGGGATCGGCCGCCGCGCCCGCGCGGACCTGGCCCGTGATGCCGAGCAAGAGCACCGCGCCCAGGAGCGCCACGCCCACGGCCTGGCCGACGTTGCGCATGGTGCTCTGGATGCCGCCCGACTGCGAGGCGTCGCGCTCGCTCACCGCGAGGGCCACGACGTTGCTCGAATGCGACGAGACGGTGCCCGCGCCCACGCCGGCGACGAACGCACCGAGGTAGACGCCAAACGCGTTGCTGCCGTCGATGGTCACGGAGAAGGCCATGATCGCCAGGGCGGCCGCCATGATGACGTATCCCGCCTGGATGACGTGGCGCGGGTTGGCGTGCGGCGCGAGCTTGGGGATGCCGAGCGCCAGCGCGAAGGTGGGGACGCCGGTGACGATGGAGATCACGCCCACGTCGATGGGGCTCCATCCGGCAACGAGCTGCAGGTAGGGAGCCATGAGGATGGACTGGACGCCCATGAAGAAGAACGTGATGGCGTTGGCGGCGAGCCCGGCGAGGACCTGCGGGGTGTGCAGGAACGACTGCGGGAGCAGCGCGACGCCGTTTTTCTTCTCCACGCCCTTCTCCACGTGCACGAGCACGATCAGGACCACCACGCCGAGAAGCGCGAGCGGCAGCGCCGGGGAGATGCCGAAGAACATGAACGGGCAGGTGTCGAGCGGCTCGATGAGGCCCCACGAGGAGATGCTCGAGATGCCCACGAGGAACATGAACAGGCCGGACGCGGCGAGCGCCACGCCGACGCCGTCGAACCTGAGCTTCTCGTCCACCTGGTCGATGTGCGGCAGGCTCGAGGAGACGCCCAGCACGGCGAGGAAGTAGGCGGCGAGCACGAGGAAGGTCACGTGCATGCCGGCCGCCTCCATGACGACGCCGAGCATGAGCGGCAGCAGCGCCGAGAGGCCCGAGGCGGCGCCGATGCAGCCGAAGGCGACGGTACGGTCGTGACCCTGGTACAGGTACGGGATGAGCCCGAGGACGGACGGGATGAGGAAGCTCGCGCCAAAGCCCACGAGCACGCGACCGGCCCAGACGAAGACCATCATGTTGGGCGCGAGCGCGCAGGCGACCTCGCCGAGGGCGCAGAGGGCCGCGCCGATCCGGAAGGTGCGCTTCCAGCCGATGATGGTGCCCACGAGGCCGCCCGCGATCATGAACGCGCCGCCCATGAGCGGGTAGACCATGTTGGCCAGCTGGATCTCCGAGGTCGTGGCGCCGAGGTCGTGGGTGAGCGCGGACGCGGCGAGCGACAGCGCGCCGTTGTCCCCGGTCGTGCCCATCTGGGCGAGGATGAGAATGAGGATGGGAAGGACCGCAAAGTGCCCCGCTGCCGACCCTCCCGCCCTCGCGGTGTGACCCGCGGCGGTAACTGAATGCATTATCTATCCTCTCTGTTGGGTTGCCCCGCTCCCACACGGTGGGGCACTGATGCTTTGATGTACCCGTGTAGCAGGTAAAATCCTAGTGCGCGACAACTTCGCAAAAGCGGCGCAATGCGTAACGCGGACTGAACGCAATCGCAAGCTATCCTGAATCGGTCGACGCGCAGATATGGAGAAGGGTTCACAATCGAGAAAGTTCTTGCAGCCGAGAAGAACGATGCGTATAGTTATTCCTTGCACACACGAGGTGCACACATTGCGGGGTGGAGCAGTCTGGTAGCTCGTCGGGCTCATAACCCGAAGGTCGTAGGTTCAAATCCTGCCCCCGCGACCATAAACTTGCTAGTCGGAGGCCTTTGGGCCTCCGACTTTTTTGTTTGGGTACTAGCGTGGTACTACGCTGGTACTACCGATTGTGAAACTCAACTTGGGCACGGCCCTTTCAACCGAGGTCAGCAATTCGTTGCTATTTAGGTCAGTGTTTAACGGCGGGCGAACATGGTAGAATAATTCCAAGAAGCCGACTTGGGTGGAACAAAGCTGGGTCCCCGAATGGGGGTAGGCGTCTCCGGACTGCTTAGAATTCCCTTGCTCCTGGGGTCGGCTTTCTTGCTGGCTAGAGGTTTTTCCTCGCCTTTCTCTTTGCAAGTTCCCCACGCATTCCGTCGATAACGTGTTCAGGATCACGCCGGATTTCCTGCAACATGAGGTCGATAGCTTGCTGTGAGTATCCCCAGCTGGGCTGTTCACCACCAAGCGAGAGGTTATACGAGTAGGAATCGTTTCCCTTCATGTTGTAGAAATCCACAAATACATTGAAGTGAAAAACGTTGAACTCTTTCGACTCACCATTAACTCTAAGGACGATACCCTCCTTGTTGAGCTTGCGCCTGATGAAGTCTGCCCCCCGCTTAGCGCGATAGATATACTTGTTTATGGGGTCAGTGAGCGAGTGCAGTATTGAGACTGCAGTATCCGAGTCATTTGCAATCCGGACGGGAATGCCCTCTTTCTTCTTCGTGAGACGCAGATCGGTAGCATAGTTAATTCCGGATCCTTCGGGCCTGCTCGCAACTATCGAGGAACCAAGCTCGAGCATCTTCTCCACCACCTCGCGCGGATAACGGGCTTTGATTACATCGAAATCGACATCTCCACGCCTCACGGACAGGGCGAGGTAGTTCTCGGGTATCCGGTCGCTAATCTCAATTCCATGCAGCTCGCGCAGCTTCTCCTCGTAAAACTTCACGCACTCCTGCAGGATTGGGCCGTAGAACAGCTCGTACTCATCGGTCACAAAATGCGTGCTCGTGTTGCGGAGTTCACAAACCACATCCATGTTTAGACGGAGCGGGTCGTTTTCGTTGGTGAAGACCTTTTTGAGACAGTCGGAGAGCGAGAGGGTCCGGTCACTGCCCGGATAATAGACGGACTCGTAGCCAATCTGATGGATGATATATGCCTTGAGCATAAGCTCCCATGCATTGCAAAGGAAGAAGCAGCAACCTTCGGCGTGATATCGAATGGTCGGTCGATTATAAAGTTCTATGGCAAGCAGGAAGGCCTCCTGAGACTTATCGAGGAGGCGCTCATAAGTAGTAGATTCGACTTCGTTCATATTGCCCTACGATTCTGTCTTCTCGGCGTAGAGCTTGAAGAGGTGGCCAACTATTCGCCCCTCATCACCGCTAAACGTCACTCCGTAGGCACGTTCAACGGCAAAATCGAGCTCACGATGTGCTGCAATCAGCTTAGGAAAGAACGCCTCATTGTCTGGATCGTACAAATCGGCAAGCGTCACGCCATGCTGCGCGGCGCGGGCATCAAGAACAGCCTGCGCATAACCCTCAATCTCAGCACGCTGAGCCTCTGTCGGCTCAGGCCAAACAAAGTTGTTATATACAACACCGGATGAGTATCGATAGTCACTCTTTAGACGACCACACACCGTTCTCATCCATGCATTATGAAACTGTGAATGAAGCACTCCGAAATGATATAGCGTCGCATTAGGAATCATTAAATTCGCGTCGCCGCAGCGGTCATCACTACCAATAAAACCGAGGGGAATATACTTCCTCCTCTCGGAGCTATGACGTGGAATAACGACTGATGCTCCTGATGAGATGACTTCCATCCCTAGCTTCTGGGGCGTTTCCGCCGCTTTTTTAGTTTGCTTCCGATTACTTGATAGACGGTATTCACGCACGGCATTTATGCGCTCGCGACAAAGGGGCAGTTCTTTTAATTCGGCAAAAGACGCATCACCGAGCCAAAGACACCAGCGCCGATACCCGTGAAGAAACTCCTTCGACCCTATCCAAGGGTGAAAGAAGCGTGCTGCCCCAGGCTCACATCTCAGAAAATCATTCTTTTCTTCATCCGTAAAGAGGTAATTACCTCCATCAATAGGCTGCGATCCAATTACCATTCTCGGAACGTCGCACAATGGCCTGGATCGGTTCCAAACAAACACATCGGGAGCATCAACAAGATACGGATTAATATTCGATGGAAGAATAGTGCGTTCGGGCAAATCTGGAGCATCGTGAACAAAGAGGCGCTTCTTCACGTCTTCACGAGAGAAGCCGATGATGATGCAGAACACGTGGGCCTTTTCAGCTGCTTCGTTGTCCCATCGGAAAGTGTTGTGCGCGAAGTCGATGTGGAGTCCCATGTCATGCAGCGGTTTCCAGAGGTTCGCAACCTGCTCTCCCTGGCAGATGGAGTTGGTGGAGACGAGCGCGCAGCGAGTGCGCTTCCCCTCCGTGAACCTCGCCGCTTTCATGTACCAAGCGCCGCAATAGTCGATGTTTCCCGCATTCTTGGCGCCGTTGAACACGGTAAGCAGCTCGGCCTTTTGCTCCTTGCTCTGGTTACGTGCCCCGAGGAACGGCGGGTTGCCCACGAGGTAGGTAAGGTCTTCTGGGAACACTTCAGCCCAGTCCGTTGTGAGAGCATTCCCCTCTACGAGATTCGAGAGGCTCCTCAGGGGCAGGAAATCAAAGTCGTAGTGCGGGAGAATCTCCTGCGTCTTTCGGAGCATCTGCTCCTCGGTGATCCAGAGGGCGGTCTTTGCGACCGAGACGGCGAAGTCGTTGATCTCAATGCCGTAGAACTGGTCGAGGGTCACCCTGACGGGACTCTCCAGGTAATCGAAGATGGCCGTCTGGTCGCCGAGCTCGTCCTCGATGATGCGGTTCTCGATGGTCCTGAGCTGACGGTAGGCCTCCGTGAGGAAGTTCCCCGAGCCGCAGGCGGGATCTCCGACGGTGATGCTCGCGATCTTGTCATGCAACCGGCCGAGCAGCTGCTTGCGCTTTCCCTCGCTCCGCTCCCCCTCGGCAGCATGCAGCTCTGCCCAGAGGTCATCAAGGAAGAGTGGCCTGAGGCACCTGTCGATGTTCTCGACGCTCGTGTAGTGCATGCCACCCGCGTGACGGGTCTCGGGGTTGAGCGTCCCCTCGAAGACCGCCCCGAAGATGACGCCCGAGATCTCCCTCCAGTCGAAGCCCTCGGAGGCCTCGGCGATGACCGCCGCAATCTCCTCGGTCATCTGGGGGATAACTATCGACGAGTCAGAGAACAGCCCTCCGTTGATGTATGGGAAGGCGGCCAAATCCTCGTCCAGATACTCGTCCCTTTGGTCGTAGGGCGTGTCGACGACTCCAAAAAGATCGGCGAGCTTTCCGCGGAGCTTCCTTGGATCCCCCTGGCAGTACTTTCCGAACGCCCTGTGGGACTGGAGCAGCCCCGCGTCCTCAGCGTAGAGCATGAAGATGACACGAGTGATGAGGACGTTGAGCGACCTCTGCTCCTCGGCGTCCTCATCGATGTGGTGATACTGCTTCGCCAGCGCGTCGTACAGCTTGGACACGTAGGTCCCCGCCTCGACGGAGAGCTGCTGCTCCTTGTGGAGGCGGCTCGTCTCCTGGGAGGTGAGGAACGACAGCAGGTACGCATGATCCGGGAGCTCCTCGAGGGAGAACTCCTGGAAGCCCTCCTCAGGGCGCTCGTCATCCAGGTCGTAGAGGCGGAACGTCTCGAAGTTGCACGTCATGACCCAGCGCGGGCGCTCGGAGTACGGCAGGTTCTGGGCGTACCACATGGCCTGCTGGAAGGGCGTCACGAACGTCTTGTTCCTCAGCTCGGGCTCATCAAGGTCAACCCCAACGGACTTCTGCTCGCAGAGGAAGTGGTGGTCGCTCACGAAGACGTCTATGCGCCGACCTCGCACCTTTCGCTCGAAGTCCACGAAACCAGCAATCTCGTTAGAGGGAACTCCGAGGACGCTCTCCAAGAGGTCAATCCAGAACTTCTGGGTATCCTGTTGCTCGTTGCTCTTCCCCTCGGGGACGGCGGCGATAATGCCCTTCCAGCGCTCGACAAATGCCTTGGCCTCAGCAGTTCGTTCCATCACGCCTCCTCCATGCCGCTACCCAACAGCCCATGTCGTCTCTTCCATGTGGTTCGGCAGGCATCGCTACAGAATCTTCGGGAAGGCCCTTGGTTCGTTGAGAAGACGGTCCTCTGGCAGTTCTCGCAAGTTGACAGGTAGTGCGAGGGGTGGTCTCGAACCAGCCCCCATAGTGCGGTAGGAAGGTCATAGGAGCAAACCGAGACCTCCTCCATCATCTTGCCGCTGTACGAGAGGTGGGGCCTGTAGAGCTGAGAGTCGAGAGCGTTCAAGAGCACGTCCGCGAGCTCCCCCTGCCCAACGCCCTCCCTATTCTCGATGACGAGGTACATCCACTTTGCCTCTTTCGGCCTGTTTTTACGTGGCTTGAAAGAGCCACGGGCGGCCTCCGCCTGTGACCCCGTTGCAAACTTAATAACGTTACAGCCTCGCAAGACTCCTATTGACGCACCAAAAAGCCCCATCCTGACTTCGGCAATGCGCCCATAAAGGGGGCACGTTGCGTCGGCGTTATAAGCGAGGTCGTTTCCCGTCACGCTGCCAGGTCGGAAAAACGGATTGAACATCACGGGAATGGCATAACCGGGCGAGTCGATTACCAGTTTCGAGCTAAAGGTCCTTCTCCCCACTCTAGAGAAGCCGGCGTCCTCGAGAAGGGTGTCAGAGCTCCTGGCCCCCTCTCTCAGAAGCGCGCCAACTCTCAGAGTGACTGAAAGCAGGTTCCTCAGAAGTACCCAGTCCTGCAAAGGCTCAACGATAAGGGGCGCCCTTCCCTCGCCGCTTGAGACGTCAGGGCACTTCGAGCAGAAGTCTCGATTCTCCACCGCTCGCGAGACGGCAAGACGGGCAGCGTTGCCAGACCGCTCAAACGCCCATGGGTCATCATCCGACCGCTTCGCGTAGGGGTCGAAGAAACACTCTGCCAAGAGATCGTCAGGGGAGCTGACGAGCGCGCGAAAGTCTTCCCTATCCAAGGTGCGCAAGCGGAGACTATTGCCCCTGAGAAACATGGGCCCCAGCTGCTCCGCTGCGTCAGCCAAGGACTCGACGTTCTTCGCCATGAGCAGATCATTCACCGAGTTGATTGACGGGTTGCACGGAGAGTCGGGCATGCCCGCACTCGGCACCACTCGAACAAACGAGTGCATCCCAGACCTCTGGTCCTTTGCAATGTAGAGGCCTTTTTGCGGACCGCCCATTCTGCCCCCCGTCTGCATGAAGAATAAACGTACAGCTTTCTCACAAAGAATACCTGATTTTCTTGACTCGTTTGCCCTAATACTGATATAGTCAATTTTGTTCAGGCTTTAGGCGGATTAACCCTATGCTTTTCGAAGGAGACGAGGATGGACGCAAAGACGTCGGGCACGTCAAGCGGCGCTAAGGGCATCCGGCCGTGGAGGACTCACGAGGCGGCAAAGTGGTGCGGGATGAGCGAGCGCAGGCTCCTCGAGTTCGCGCGCGAGGGAGTCATTCCCGCGCGCAAGATCGGCGGGGTTTGGTACTTTTCTCCCCAGAAGCTCGCCGCCTTCTTCGACGTCTCCCTCTAGTGCACAAGTGCGATTTGGGTTATTCCGATGCCATCCGACTATCAGGGCATACTTGACGACGTGGAGATTGAGGAGGAGCCCGGCTCCTTCATGCCCGTGCTCACGCCCGAGATGAGCGACTGGCTGTTCGATGCCTCAGTCTCACTCGGCAACGCTTTCGGGGGCGGGCGCATCAAAGGGAAAACGTATCGGACAATCCAGAAGATCGTCAACGCGGTCGCGCTCTTCACGCCCAGTGACATCATCCTGTCGGACGGCAGGCAGCGTGCCACCTTCTCATATCGCCAGATGGCCACCGCCATCGGACTTAGCCCCAAATCCACAAAAACCGTTCAACAGGTACTGCGGGTCCTTTGCTTCGAGACCGAAAGCACGGACGCGGCAACGTACCGTGAGGCATACAAGCTGCTGTACGAGGAGCGAGGTGGGAGGCCCCTGCTCTCTTCCCACTTCAAGAGCGATTCACGGAAGCTCGCCTCGGCTTGGAAACTCTGCGGCATTCGTCCGAGGGCCTGCGCTCCCGTGGAACGGAGTACCGTTGCGCCGCGAGAGCCCCATTCAACCGTGCCCCAAACGCGCCCAACCGTTGTCACAGGCGAAGAAACCGTAGCCGAAAGCGCCTCGACCGTAGTCGACCCCGTAGACATCGACCCCACTACGGTTGCCGGTCGAAGCCCGGACCTTAATGCGGCTAACGAGGCTGCCACCAGCGACTTCGGGGCCCGCTATCGCCCAAATGCCGAAGGAACCGTAGTCGATTCTTCCGAGTCAGACGGTCCCGTAGCGACCACGTTTAACACTAGTTCCCTTATAGCTCACTCCTCCGAAGACCCCGAGGGCTGGTTCTCCAGGCTAACCCGTCTCTTCCAGTACCCTCCCGGAAGGAGGGAGGCTGATACGAGAGAGGCCTTCAATAGGCTTACGGGCATGGGATATTCGCCGAGGGCCCTCTACGACGGGGCCGCGGCCTACGTGACGAGGACTCCCAAGAGCGAGCAAATGCGGTTTCCGCTCAAGTTCCTTGAGGATGTCAGCCTCGTCCGCAGCTGGTGCAAGGCCCCGCCCAGGACCCTTGATCCAACCAGGCTTTGCAAGGTGGAGTCGTACTGGGCATACCCCTTCAAGGCCGGGCTAGAGTTTGTTATATGCTCTCCTACCGCGACCAGAGAGGAAGCTTTTGACGCCGTCCGTCGCATGGTCGACGAGTACGGCAGGGAGCCCTGATGAAACTGAGCCGAAAGCTCATCGGCCCCGATTGGCGGCAGCGCGCCACCTCAATCCATGGGGATTGGTGGGGATTGTCATCCGCGCACGGTGACGGCGTGAAGTCCCCAATAGGCTCATGAGCTACCCCACGAAGAGCATCCAGCGTCCACCAATATGAGGCTGTAGGGCCTCTGTTTACTCACTTTCCTGTCTCAGATATTCAATGAACTCTTTGATTGATTCCTCTCGCTTCTCCGCCGTAAGCGCCCGGCTCTCGCTGAGTTTATCTTTTCTTCTCTTCAGGAAGGCAGAGATAAAATCAGAGTACCTTTCTGCCTTGGCCCTATTATTGCCATCTAGCGTTTCGTCGACCTCAAAGTCAGACTCATCAATCTGGACCCTCTCATCTGGCGATGTCAGCCAAAGGAGAAGGTCCGCGTATTGATCGGAGGCGGATAGGTCGAAGGATTCCTCCTCCAGTTGCACTATGACCTTTCCGTCGCTTCCACACGTTATCATGAGTGATCACCCACTTGGAAATTGTACTTGTTCAACCGCATCTTCAGATACCGCTCTCCGCCGTCCAGCACATCGGCTATCGATTGCTTGATTGGACTCTCGTTCAGCGGGCCGGGAACGTAGCTAATGCCGTTGTTGTCATTGTTGCAGACGATAACGGTGCGAGCGTCCCCGTTCACTATGACCGGTGCTGAGTGGCTGACTACGAAGAACTGCACATTAAGTTTGAGCTGCTTCAGACGGTCGACGAGAAAATCTTTGATAGTCGCCACATCGAGGTTGTCCTCCGGTTGGTCGATGACGACGTACGCCCATCTTCCAGATGCGACGCTGTCGTTTAGAAAGAGCTTCAACAGTGCTTGCGCCTTCGTCCCCGGCGACATGTCGTCTATAGGTTTCTCAGCGATCTTTATCTGGGTTTTAAGGCTGCCCGCATCGCATATCGTTGTCTTGGCCAATTCGAAGTACTTCTCGTAATGAGACCCCAGATCCCTCGAAGAGTACGATATAAATTTCCTTCCATCGAATAGCTTGTGCATGCGTCTTCTGTCCGCTTGGCGCAGGAAGGCTTCGGCCAAGGCCTGCAGGTCCTTGCTGGACGATGCTCCCAGCAGGTTCGCGCGCTTGTCATCGTACGTCGAGTCGTCTTCGTAAAAGAGGGAGATCTCGATTGGTTCGTCGCCGTTCTGCAGCGGCACCGGATCAATTGGCTTGTGCATGCGCTCGTATGCCGCTTGCGCTTCCTCATCTACGTGCTTCAATGAAATGCGGAGCGAGAGCAGGTCGTATAGGAATGCAGTGGCATCTTTAGTTTGTTTCTGGTATTGGGCGAGCGTTGTGGAGCCACTCGCATTGTTAGCCGTATTCAATGTCTCAGAGAACAAGGACACGAGCTCTTCGCGACGCGAAAACCAAGATGGGTCAACTTTCCCCAATCCGTCCGAGAATCGTCCGATTCGCTTGATGACTGCTTCCATGTCATTTTGGATGGCGCGCGTCTCCACTTCAAGTGCTTCAAATAGCGTGTTATCCTCGGGGTAGGAAGCATTGAACTTGATAGAACCGATGGCTTCCGATGCGGCTCTGAGCTTGTCATCTATGACGTTAAGCGAATTCTTGGCTTTTGTTATCTGCGGTGCATCCCTTGCGGGCAGCGACGGCCCTTCTATCGTGATGCCCGAAGGTACCGCAGCATCGAGGTGGTTGATACGCAGTGGACCGTTGGGATATTTCGTGCAAAATGCCTTGAGCAGCCGCTCTCCAAGATTCAGCCAAGTTTTCAGCTCATCCGCAGCTTCCTCTGAACCTTTCCTCGCTTTCTCTTTCAATGGCGAAATGTGCTCGTCTAGAAAGGGTATCTGCTCGTACTTCCCACTCCTGTAGATCTCCTCAAGCTCCCCTTGGCCGAGGTAAAGGCACTTAGGGCGATTGCTTGTTGGAACGCCGTCCTGCATCTTGAACTTCACGCTGTCCGCATCTACGAACCTCGAGTAAGTGTCGACTCCCTTATTTGCGAGGAGGCATGCAAGCATCGATTTCCCGCTACCCCTTGACCCTACGATGCCGTTATAGCCCGGCGAGAAATTGAGCGTGATCGGACGGCTGTTGTCCACAGCGCCGCTAACGTAGGTATTGAAGGACACTGACTCCAGAAAAGACCCAGTATTTGTCTGCGGCAGCTCCGGATATTCGTCCGACGTCTTGATACGGCTTTCGGGGTCGCTGATAGCGAGCAGCAGCGATTCAAGGTCGCCGTCAAAGTCTATCCATGTGAAGCGAGAGCCGATCTCCTCAGTCGTCTTGGCGTCGCTGAAAAATAGCGCCGCGACCGTAGTCTCAAGCTCTTCAGCCATCCCAGTCGAAATGCTTTTTCTGCTTTTAGAGCCGCCTTCAACCGCCATGGCGTGACTGTAGTAGAAAAGACGATCTTTGTAGTCGAGATTCGCCTGGCAGTTGTTCGGGAGGTAGGAGGACAGGCTTCTGTCCTTGTTCTCGTGGGGAATGAAGAAATGAGGTATTGCGGCGGCCTCTTTCTGGAACTCTTCGAGGAAGATTGCCTTGCCCTCGGTCATCTTAGAGAAAGACTTCGGCGATTGCGGCTGAATGGCCGGTTTGCCGTCGCTGGGTGCACCCTTCTCGGCGAGCAGGCGTTTCTCGAATAGGTGGGTGACCACCTGCGCCATTGCCCCTGCATCCTCCATCGAGAACCAGACTATGGCATGGAAGTACTCGCCTTTCGAACCCTTTCCTAGCGTTAGGTTATATTGCTTTATTGTGTCGGGATGGAGCTTGACGTTTAGCTCAACCCCGCCAATCAACGTTTTGTTCTCTTTCGCCAGCACGCCCTGCAGCTCCGACAGCAGCTTGACATCCACGCTGTTGTGGTCCGTTACGGCAACCACATCGAGGTCACCGCCTGTCAAGGCGTCAAAGAACTCGGACTTTTCGTAGTCCCTGCTGTAGCAGGAACTCGAGTGAATGTGCATGTCACATTTTTTGAATGTGCCTGCAGACAGCCTCTTCGTCGTTTCAACCACGACCTTCTGTAGCAGAACGCAACGCTTTGTCACATTAATTCTCTCATTGGGGAACATTGACCGCAACAAACGCTGACGCGCAACACATCTTGTAACGAGCTAGTAGTCCGTTATCCACCTGATAAGTGCCGGCTTTTCCCACCATACGGAAAGGGCGGGCCATGAGCGATATGCAAGACAAGGTAAAACTGACCAGCGGGGACACGGCACAGGAGCCGCAGAGCACATTGGAGCGGATGAGCGTTGGCGTAAGCACAGCTGTAGACGGTATGGGCGACGCGTTGATTGTCCTTACCGCTGATGAGGACAACACTGGACGCACGCAACGGAAAGTAAGGGACATCGGCTCGCTATTTCGTAATCGAAATATCCTCTGAAATCTACCATCACTCTGCGAGGGACGATGCCCTCTTGTATGAAGCCAGCCGGGCCACCAAGTTACCAGCACTCCCCGCATGATGTGGCGGAGCTATAGTCCACTCATTTGCGGTTGTCTTACCGCAACTTCCTCATAGTGAAATCCCTGGTTTCATCCATCTCCCTCAGTTACATTAGAGACAACTATGTCCTAGCGGTAGCCACAGTCAACCTGGCACAACAGAATGCTTGACGCACATGCCCCCGAGGGCAGACAAGCACGGCCACCCTTACCCACTGGAGAACGCCCTCGTCTGTTACAACACGAGAGACCACCCCATCACCCGCGAAAACGATATTAGGGCATCGGGCAGCTAGGATAATCTCCTGGAGGAGGCGCAGCCCCCCAGCACCTGACGAGAGAGGAAAGCGCTGTGTCCAAGGCACCCGCACTGACCGTGGCCCAGGCGGAGCAGATCTGCAGGGTTATCGGCGATACGCACAACGGCCTCACCGGATCCGAGATCGGCAGAATGCTCGCCGAGCTAGGGATTGCAGACGTGGATCCGGCCAACACGAAATGGAAGAGGCTGTACAATGCGCTCGCCAGCAGGACGGACGGCGCCGGAAATGCCAATGCCGTGTATGGCCTTATTATTTATTGCTTCAACCCCGCCCGGGGCATCAACGACGGCGCGCGATACAGGTGGATGATGGACGAGGTGAATCGGGTCCTCATGCTCTCCGGTATCGAGGTGCGTGACGACGGAAAGCTCCATAAGGTTCAGGTGGCAGAGACGCTAGATGAGGTTGAGCGCCGAACCAGAAGTCTCAGAAACGCACTCGTTGGGGCCGGCGCTCATCCCGAGGTCATGAAGTGCTGCCAAAAGGAGCTCCTCGTTGACGACTACTTCCATGCCGTCCATGAGGCTGCCAAGGGCCTCTGCGACCGAGTGAGAGAAATGTCCGGGCTAAGCCTCGACGGAACGAGGCTGTTTGACGCGGCGCTGAGCGTCAAGGATCCCTACATCGCCCTGACCACCCTGCGGACCGAATCTGAACGCAACCAGCAGAATGGCCTCAGGGAGCTGCTCAACGGCGCGATACACCTGGTTCGCAACCCGACGGCACACCAGCTTAGAATCCATTGGGACGTCAACGAAACGGACGCCGTCGAGGTCCTCAACCTGATCTCCTATCTTCACAAGCTGCTCGACAGCTGCTCCGTTGTGCCGCGACCCTCCTAGAGCGCCTTCGCATCACAGGAGTCCCTCCATCGATAACCCTCGCACGTTGTCTGCGCAGACAGCGTGCGGGCATTTCTTCTCGGCCACGCTGCGTGGAGGGGCATCTTCGAAGAAGAATGGGGCCAGCATATGTGTGACAGGCACAGGCTCAACGGTGGCCCACCTCACGGGAAGAAATGATCGTCGTCACCCAGCCCGGTAAGAAATGCCATCGGCCCAGATGCCGAACACCATGCAGGCCGAGGAACGCCTCAACAGCCTCGCACCTCAAGGCGAGGGCATGGGCCTTGTCCCACACGGCGCCCGCAATCCCCGGGGAGGACGGCAGCCGAAACGATTCCCGGCCGCGTTAAACAAAGGGAGTGCCGCCGCCGCTGGAATCGCGAGGGGCGGGTCTCACGACGTTCCTCTCAATCTCGTAGAGGTCGATGCGCGCGACAGGGACCGGCCAATCGAAGCGGAGCCCATAGCGCCGTTGACGGGGCCGCCGTGGCCGGATGAGGGCAGGGGAACGATAGGTAACATCTCATGCTTTTCAAAAGAGGATGGCTCTGCACCCCTCCCCCTCAGAAAGCCCTCGCAACGACGTCTTTGCCCGGAAGCTTGATGACAACACCCCCCTCCGTCAGTGACAAACAGATTGCTTCCCATGACAGCGTGACGGCAAATCTACTAGAGGGCCGCTCCGTCAGCCTCGGATGACTGCAGAGGCTTCCCGCCAAACAGCTCCGAGTCGAAGAACTCCCTGAGCGAGACCCCGAGGCCGCGCGCGATGCGGTCGACGTTCTCGATGGAGACGTTCCGCCTGCCGACCTCGACCTCCGCGAGGTAGGTGCGCGACATCTCGATGGAGTAGGCGAAGGACTCCTGGCTCACGCCCAGCTCCCCCCTCAGCTCCTTTATGCGCAGGCCCACCCTCATGGGGGCGTTAAGCTCAGTCATCGGCACCCCTCGCTCTCGAGCACCAATGTTTTGGCTTCGACCTATATGAGTCACCCCTATATAAGTGACAATATGAGATAGACTAGGGGGCAGGAACACGGTCTCGTCAAGGAGGTCGCACATGGGCGCTTCGAGGGGGTACATCCCGCGCACCTTCCTGCGGAAGCTCGGCGCGGGCGGGGCGCGCCCGGCATGGTTCGTCCTGTTCCTCGCCGCGGCGGCGACGGCCGCGGCCTGGGCGGGCGCGCTCGTGCTGCTCCTGCTCCTGGCCCAGCCCCCCGCCGCGGGCGGCGCGGCGGCCCCCTCGTGGGGCGCGCTCGGTGTGTTTGATAACGTCTGACTTGCGGATTTGATCACCCGGAGCTTTCGGGAATGGTCACGAAAAACTTTCGGGTTTGGGCATGGGCACGCCGACCATCCCCAACGGGGCCTAACGTTGTCGCTGCTACGGTTGCGACGATGGGAGGCCGGGAAGGAAATGATCGGCGTGGACAAGATCGACGATATCAGAAGGCTCGGGAGGGGCGGGGCGAGCGTCGCCTCGATCGCCCGGGACACCGGGGTCTCCGAGCCCACGGTGAGGAAGTACCTGAGGGAGACCGACCTCTCCGAGAGGCCGCCGGCGGTCGGCAGGGCGCCCGAGTCGCCCCTGCTCGAGCCCTTCGCGGCGCTGGTCGACTCGTGGCTGCTCGAGGACAGGCGCTGCTGGTACAAGCAGCGCCACACCGCGAAGAGGGTCTTCGACCGGCTCGTCGCGGAGAAGGGCTTCGAGGGCTCGTACTCGACCGTCAGGAGGTACGTGAGGAGGAGGCGCGAGGAGCTCGCCGCCGAGCTCGACGCCCGCGAGGCGCAGGGGTTCCTGCTGCTCGACTGGCTCCCGGGCGAGTGCCAGGTCGACTTCGGGCAGGCCGACTTCCGCGTGCGAGGCGTCGTCACCCGCGGCCACTTCCTCGTGGTCACGTTCCCGCACTCAAACGTCGGGCTCGCGCAGGTCTTCTGGGGCGAGACCGCGGAGTGCGTCTGCCAGGGGCTCCGCGACGTCTTCGAGTTCCTCGGGGGCGTGCCGCTGCGGGCCGTGTTCGACAACGCCACCGAGGTCGGCCGCAGGGTCGGCGCTGAGATGAGGACCTCGGCGCTCTTCCGCCGGTTCGCCGCGCACTACGGGCTCGACTACAGCTTCACCAACCCCCACTCCGGCAACGAGAAGGGCTCCGTGGAGAACAAGGTCGGGACGCTCAGGCGCAACCTCTTCGTCCCGGTCCCGCAGGTCTGGGACGTGAAGGCCTACAACGAGCGGCTGCTCGGGACGTGCCTGGCGCTCTCGGACGGCAGGCCGCACTACCGCAAGGGAGCGCCCGAGTCCGAGCTCTTCGGGGACGACCGCGCCGCGCTCTCGCCGCTGCCCGCGGCGCCGTTCGCGTGCGTGACGTGGCTCACCAGGAGGTGCGACAAGCAGGGCTCGTTCAGGGCGGGCGGCGAGCACCGCTACTCGGCGGGGCCCGCCAACGCCTCCCGCGAGGTCGCCGTCGCGATGGGCGCCTTCGACGTCACGGTCGTCGGCGCCGGAGGCGAGGTCGTCGCCGAGTACCCGCGCGAGTGGGGCGACGCGCCGACGGACTCCGCCGACCCAATGCTGCAGCTGAGGCTGCTCTGCGTGCGCCCCGGCGGCTGGCGCGACAGCGTCGTGCGGGGGTCCCTGCCCGAGCAGCTCGTGGCGTTCCTCGACTCGGAGTCGCCCGCCGACCTCGGAGCCGACCTCAGGGCGCTGCGCGACGTGAGCGCCAGGCGGGGCTGGGCGGCGACCGTGGAGGGCGCGCTGAGGTCGCTCGGGGCCACGGGCGGCGTCGACGCCGCCACCCTGGAGCTCGCCGCCGCCAGGGCGGCCGCCGGCGACGCGCTCGTCGAGTACGACGAGCCGGTCGACCTCGCGGGGTACGACCGGGCCTTCGAGCTGCTGGAGGGGGGCGCCGCCAGTGCCTAGGATCCCGGACGCCGAGCGCGAGGAGTTCTCCTCGCGCGCCAGGTCGCTGTTCATATCGAAGGCGACGATAGCGTGGTTCCTCGAGACGGCGACCCCGGGCCAGCTCGCCGCGTGCTCGGGGATGCTCGCGCGCGAGCTCGAGTCCCGCGAGCGGTCGAAGCGCGCCCGGCTGCTGCGCCAGGCCCGCTTCCCCGTGCCCAAGGCCGTGGAGGGGTTCGACTGGTCCAACGTGCGCTTTCCCGAGGGCTGGGGCCGAGACGAGATGCTCTCGCTCGACTTCGTGGAGCGCGCCGAGGACCTCGTCCTCCACGGCCCGACCGGCCGCGGCAAGACGCACGTGGCGACGGCCCTCGGCATCGAGGCGACCCGGCGCGGGGTGCCCGTGCGCTTCTTCCAGACGGCGACGCTGGTGCTGCAGCTCGGCAAGGCGAAGCGCGAGGGGACGCTCGACAGGCTGCTGGCGGACGTCGGCAGGGCCGAGCTCGTGATCCTCGACGAGTTCGGCTACGTCCCCTTCGACGTCGACGGCGCGCGCCTGCTCTACCAGGTCATATCCGACTCTTACGAAAGGAGGAGCATAGTGTTCACCACGAACGTCGAGTTCAGCCGGTGGGGCACGGTCTTCGCGGACGACAAGCTCGCCGCCGCGATCGTGGACCGCGTCGTCCACCACGGCAGGCTCGTCGAGTTCGGCGGCCCAAGCCACCGTCTCGAGGAGTCGCTCATGCTGGGCAAGTCGGGAAGCTAGCGGCGCGCCCGTGACCGAACCCGAAAAAGTTGCGTGCCCAAACCCGAAAGTTTTCCGTGATCATTTCAGAAAGACGGACTTGACCAAACACACTCGGCCCGGCCGGGGGCTTCCTCCTGCTCTGGGACATGGCGGTCCTCTGGTACCACCTCGTCTACCTCGTCAGCTACAGGCTCGGCCTCTGGGACGGGGGAAGGGAGGGGGGACGCCTCGTGGTGTGGGGCGGCCCGCTGTTCGTGGCCCTGGCCACCACGGCGCGGCTGCTGTAGCTCGTCATGAAGTACGTCGCCGCCCCCGTGCTCCCGTTCCTCCTCGCCGCGACCTTCAGGCAGACCACGGGCATCGGCAGCGCGCCGGTCGACCTGCTGTGCATGGCGGTCCTGCTCTACCCGGCCCTCGTCCTCATCGCGTACGCGATCAGGTCCCTCGCGGCCCGGGCGGGGCGCCCGGCGAGGGAGGGGCGATAGGGGGTTGCGGACATGAGCGAGCGCAAGGCTAGCAAGGCCAGGGCCACGGGCGGGGCGGGAACCAGGGCGGCCAGGGCCACGACACGCCCGAAGGACAGGGCGCGGAGGGACGTCCTCGCCGCCGTCGCAAGGGCGCGCGAGGCGGGCGCCGTCTCCGCCTCGCTGTCGGACGGGGACGTCGCGGACGTCGTGACGCCCGTCATCGACGCGCTCTACGACGCCTACGAGGAGGGCGGCGACGCCCCGACCCGCGAGGCGTTCTCCGAGCGCTGCGGGCGCGAGGACGTCGGCAGGGCCGTCCTCGACATGCCGCGGGACCCGTTCGCGGCGAGGCGCCCGGGGCGCGGGGCCGTGGCGGCCATATGCGCGGGGTGCGCCCTCGCGCTCGCGGTGGCCTGCGGCGGCGTCGCGCTCTCCCTCTCGCCGGGCGGCGACCCATCCGGCGGCGAGGCGGAGGGGGCGCCGGGCGCGGCCGTCGCGGATGACGGCGCGGACGCCGAGGGCGCCGTGGAGGCGGACACGGGGGCTGCGGAGTCCTCCCAGGCAGAGCCCGAAGTGCAGGCCGGTCAGGACGGCGGCTCCGTGACCTCTGCTGGCGGGGCTGCGTCCCCCTCCGGTGGCTCGGCCTCGGCGTCCTCTGGCGGCAACGGCTCCTCTACCGGCTCTGCTGGTTCGACCGGCGGCTCCTCCTTGACCCCCGGCGGCTCCGGTTCTGGCTCTTCCGGCGGCTCCGGGTCGTCCTCCCCGACCGCGCATGTCCACAGCTGGGTCGCGCAGACCACGACCGTGCATCACGACGCGGCCTACACGACGGTCCACCACGACGCGGTGACTAAGGACCGAACCATCTGCAACAACTGCGGGGCGGACATAACCGGCAACGTCGACGCCCACATGAAGGCGAACGTCCTGAACGGGTGTGGGTCCTACAGCATCAAGACCGTCGTCGTCCAGGCCGCGTGGGACGAGCAGGTTCTCGCTAGCGCCGCCTGGGACGAGCAGGTCCTCGTGAGCGCCGCGTGGGACGAGACGGTGACCACCGGCTACCGCTGCCCCGGCTGCGGCGCGACGAGGTAG